GGTTTGTGAGCGGCAGGGGACATCACCCCGACACAAAGTCAAGACAAAGACTTAGCCCTCTCGTGTATGTATACGCAACGTATGTGTATACGCTCACACTCAGGTAGTGGGGCGGTTCTGCCACAAGATACCCCTCAATAACTCCCAGTAGGGAGGGGGGTATCAAACCGTCCGTCTTTCGATTCAGATGGGACCCATTAGGAGAGGTGCCCACCCCTCCAAAATGTGGCTCATTTGGGATTAGGGCGACCATTAGGTCACTCTAACTGTCCATGCTAGTGACAATGGACAAGTCACTAGCCAATCCTTGACCATGGAGGTCACTCATGTCCAACCTGAACAAGACGCAGGCTCTCGTCAAGTCGGTGCTGCTCCACCAGACGGCGCAGCCCACGGCTGACGCCCTGTCCCTCGTCCCCTCCGTCGTCCGCAAGGGTGACGCCGACCGCGCCGTGTCGGTGCTCGCGGAGCGCGACTACCGCAGCATCCCGACCATGCCGAAGGGCAGCAAGACCGGCGACTACGCCGTCCCCGCCGAGCACCAGAAGGTCATCGGCGGCGAGGTCTGCGGCGTCCGCTGGAAGAAGGGGTACACGCAGTTCTACCCCATGTTCACCCTCGACGGCACCCCGGTGCGCCGCCGCACCGACGACGGCGAGTTCACCGAGTCCTACCGCCTGCTCCGGCAGGCGTTCGCGGCGGGCATCATCCCCGTCGCCTAGTCCGTAAGGACTAGAAACCAAGCCGTCCGGCTGGTGCCGGGTTCTCAACTAGAGAACAGACGTTCGATTCGTCTGCGGCTATTCCGCAACAAGGAGGTGTCCCGGTGAAGAAGTACAAGTTCGACCTCATGGACGACCACGGCAAGGTGGCAAGCGTCACCTGCACCGAGGAGGACTACAAGACCATCCTCGCCAACCACAAGGAGGAGCCCGGCAGGCTCCGCATCGAGAACATCAAGATCGAGGAGGCGTCCTGATGACTCGCATCGACACCAACCGGATGAAGTTCTACCCCTGCGAGCACACCAAGCGGGACGGACTTCACTACTCCCAGCACTCCGCCCAGCAGACAGGACGGTGGATGCTGACGGAGCCCAACGGCACCGAACGTCTCATCAAGTCCTGTCCCGACTGCAAGAAGGAGAAGGCATGACCATCACGCAGAAGGTGATCGTCTACATCGCCACCCTCATCATGACGCTGCTCTGGGAGGTCATGTGCATCGCCCAGATGTTCCGCGCTGAGATCGGCAGCCCCGAGACCTACATCGTCCTCGCCCTGCTGGGTGTGGGGGCGCTGCTCTACATCGTCCACTTCGTTCGCAAGCAGCCCATCGACAAGGGCTAGCGGAGGCTCAACAAGAGTCTTCTCGCGGCGTAGCCGCACCGAGCGCGACGGCGCGGGGCTTCGCCCCGCTTCAGTAAAACCCCACAAAGGAGGAAAGCATGGCCAAGAGCCACGGCTGGAGCGAGCCGGTCGAGACCGGCAAGACCCGCTCCATCAAGATCAACCCCGTCATGGGGTCGGACGCCATGAAGGAGGCGTTCCGCAAGGCGCTGCTTCGCAGCGGACAGTCGGTGAAGTCCGAGCGCGGCTTCGCCATCGCCATCAACTCCCTCACCGAGGAGGACTGACCATGAGCATCTACGCTCCCAAGTACCCCAACATGTCCATCCGCGACCTCTACGACAGGGCGCTGGGCTGCGACCTGACGGCGGTGAACCTGATGATCGACGAGATCATCGACGAGGTGGACTACTCCACCGACATCAACGCCCTCAGCGTGGAGTCCAACCGGCTCCGCCGCGAAATCAGGCTGGGGCTGATCGCCGCCGGTCTGATCTGAAACAACGGGAGGGGGCAAAGTCCCCCTCCCTGCGTCGTTACAGGGTGGTGCCTGTAGCCTGATGACGGCAGCCTGCCGAAACGCAATCAGCAATACCGCTTCCAGAGGAGTGCCAACATGGCCACCGACAAGCAGATCGACCTGTTCGACCGCCTCAAGAAGGATCGCGAGTTCCCCGCCGACTTCGTGGTGGACTCCATCGCCGAGATGGACACCTACGAGGCGAGCCAGATCATCAGCAAGACCCTCGCCCTGCCGGTCAAGGCGGGGTCGAAGACGGCGAAGGAGCGCGAGTCCATCGCCGGGGTCACCGACGGGGTCTACACCCTGACGGCGAAGCAGGCGGCGACCGTCCTGAACTACAAGGGCGAGCCCTACTTCGGCGAGGAGAAGACGACGGTCAAGGTGAACCACACCAAGACCGGGGCGTTCTGGGTGGAGCGCGTCAGCCCGAACCACCCGATCAAGGACTCCACGGCGCGGCGCAGCATCATGCTGCTCCTCTCCAAGAAGTCCCCGAAGGCGACCGCCGTCGCCCTCTAGATCGAACCGGCGGGGGGCTTCGGCTCCCCGCCGTAATCAACCTCGATGTAAGGTCGGCGTTGATTACGGCGACAACGCTGTGTCCCTATTGAAAGGATTGTGTGATGGAAGAGTTCTTCACGGTAATGATCCGCAAGCCAGAGTACGAAGCACCTTCGGTGCCGGTGGCGTACGCAATCAGCCGACTGTGGCAGTCGGGCGTGACGCTGAACGCTCCGCAAGAGAAGTGGCATGTCGTGGCGGCGGACAACGTGGCAAAGTACGCGGAGGTCGGCGAGTACGAGTGGGTAGCGCAGGTCCGCGAGTACACGGACGACGTGATGGAGTTCGAGGGGCGGATGCAAATGCTGGGGTGGGACGTATTCGTGGGATAGCACACTTGCGTGTGCTTTGCTGTGAGTGTAATCATTGACCTGAGGAGGTCGTAATGTTCAGCAGGGTAATGTGGTTCGTGGTGGACAACGCGCCGCAGCGGATCGCCAAGGCGGTGCACGACGCGATGCAGGACGCGGCGTACGAGTACGAGTGCTGGGGGTACAGGAGCACGAACCGCGAGGTGGTGGCGATGGCGTACCGGAACCTCGTCCCGCGGTACGACCCGTTCACGGGCGAGCGCAGGTAGGTAGGGAGAAGGGGGCTACGGTGTTTCATATCGAAGAGATCGAGCGCGACGTGCTCTACGAGGTCTGGGAGGTGGACGACGACGAGGCCGCGGCCGATCCGAACTACATCGGGCACTACGTCTTGACGTGTTACTCTCTGGAAGAGGCGCGTAGGGCCGCCGCTAACCTGTACGCTGAAACGAAGACCAACTAGGAGGCTATCATGATCGACAACAAGTTCACCCGCGACGAGATCACGCCCGTCCTCATGGCGCTGGACACCAAGGTGCGCGTCCTCCAGACGACGATCAGCGAGGACGTGCTGGACGGCGAGTACAAGAGGGCTGCCCGCGCCGCCCGCGACCTGACGGCGATCCTCAACGGCATGGCGGAGTTCGACTCGCTCGCCCCCAAGTACCCGGAGTTCCCCGAGGACAACATGCCGGAGATGACGGCGTTCTACATCCTCCGGCGGTCGGGTGGGTACAAGAGCAAGATCCCGGCGATCAAGATCGTCAAGGACGCCTTCGGTCTCTCCCTCTACGAGGCGAAGAAGATCGTGGACTCGACGGAGGGGGCGGACGTGTTCGTCGGCTACAAGGGCTCCGACGAGGCGAAGGAGATCTCCGACCGCCTCTACGACGAGGGCTACTTCCCGCAGGTCGTCCACCCCGGCGACGGGGACGCCAAGTACCTCGCCGAAACGGCGCTCACGCTGGAGGACCTCATGAAGTCCAGCACCGAGATCAAGTTCTAGCGTGACCGACGACATGAAGTGGAACATCATCGGCTCCCTGCTGGGAGTCGTCCTGTTGGCGATCTTCGCCGCGACCTTGGAGGTGATGATGTGAGGAAGTACAACGGTGACGGCACCTACACCTTCGTCTGGAGGGTGAAGGTGACCGTCCCCGCCACGGCGGGAGGCGAAGCACAGCGGAAGGCGCTACATCTTGAGGATGTTCTCATCAAGGAGGCGCATCGTGTCGGAGCAACTGCTAACTGGGTGGAGAAATGAAACTATTTCTTGACGACCTTCGCATGACGCCTGCCGGATGGCAGCGTGCCTACTCCGTCAACGAGGCAATCAAGATGGTGGAGAGGTCGAACAGGTGGGACGAGGTATCGCTTGACCATGACCTTGGCGACTACGCAGAGGACGGCGGCGATGCCATCAAGTTCGTAGATTGGATGGTGGCGACCGGCAACCTGCCGAGGTTCGTCCACATCCATACGTCGAACCCTGTTGGTCGTGACAACATGCGGCGAACGCTGATACGTCACGGCTATCAGGGCAGCGGAACAACTCTTTCTAAGGAGGAGTGAACCTTGATTCCATGTTGCGAATGCGGCAACGATATGCCGGAGCGGCGACTGACTGATGCGGGCTATGCCTACTGTATCGACTGCGGCGCAAAGAAGCCCGGCGAGATGTATTTCCTAAATACTAGCGGGTTCAAGAACAACGGTGCCGAGATCGTTATTGCGTCACGGCACTATGAGTTTCAGCAAGACAATCAGGTTCGAGGATAGGAGGCGGCATGAAAACGGAAACCGAGCGCATCAACGATCTACACAAGCGGATCGACGCACTGTGGCCTGCCGACGACACTTGCCTTGGTCGCGGTGTGCGGCTGATCCTAGAGCAGTCGGAGGCAATGTCTTCGTGGGAATACCGGGACCAGAATGCTCTTATCTCAGTGGTTGAGGAGTACCTGTACCTGCTGGAAAAGTCTAACAAGGAGCAAGCGTGACCAAGACCGACACGGCCGAGATCGTCTACGGCATGATGACTGAGAACACCGGCATCCATATGCTGGATAGCGGCGGTGGCTCAGGAAGAGCATGGCAGCGCAATCAGAAGTTCTCCGCTGAGGACTTCATGAACAGCCCGAGGGCTTGCCTTGACTGGGGCGCAAGCATTAGCATCTTTCACTTCTTCTGCGAGTTCCTTGAGCACGACCCCAAGATTCAGGCGATCATCGACAAGGTGGCTGACGAGAATCCAAAAGAGTCGTGGTTCGACATTCGCGGGCTCGCCATTGGTAGTCTGTGCTACTCAAGCGGCTACAAGTTCCACAACACCTACAACACCTACAACGACCCCGACAACATTCACCTGTCGCAGGTCTTTGAGGGTAGTGAGATGGAGGACGACTACGGCGTTCCGTTCCTCATCGTCATGCTGCACAACGGCGCAGATGTTCGCGGTGGCTACACCAAGCCCTACGCCTTCCGCTACAAGGGCAACTGCACCGACGACTTCTGGTCGGGCATGATGGACTACGAACTGTTCTGCACCGACGACAACTGCGACTTCGCGGTGTCTGTGCATGGTCTGGACATCATTGACCGCGATGGCTGCTACGTCCCCGACGCCATCGGCTGGCGGGACATCAGCGACAAGATCTGCCCCAACTGCAAGAAGCAGACCCTCGACATCGACGTGAACTGGTAAAGGAGAAACGATGTACACAGAAAACATGACGGTGCTTGCCGAGTGCCCGGTTGCGATCAGCGTCAAGATTACCCCGTGGGACATGGAGTGCCTTGCCTGCGATGCAGGCCTGTTCGGATCGTGGTGGGGAGTGCTGCGACTCAATCCGGAGACCAATGTGATTCGGGCGGTGGTAGCAAATCCCGACAACAACGAACAGTGGGCTCGCTATCGCATCACCCCACAGAGGGTGGCAAACGCAATCAGCGAACTGATTGAGAACGGGTGGGACACCCGCTACCCCAGCGGTGCCCTCAGCGAGTTCGCTGCAACGGGAGACTTCGGCGGTGGCTACGACTCTGTAGTTGCCGACGGCATTCTCCAGCAGGCAATCTTTGACGAGATCATCTACGGGTAGGAGGAATGATGCACAACGTTCAGTTTGTTGCTGATTACTTTGTCCTGCATACTACGGTGACTGACACCGAGGGTATGGACGAGGAGCAGATCATCGCCAAGGCGAACCAGTTTCTAAAGCGGCACTACTCGTTCGACATCGCCGCCCTGTCCAACGACATCGAAGTGGAGGAAGCATGCTGATTACCGAGAACGCAGAGAGTGATCGTTTCGTTGTTGACTACAACGAAGAGCAGGTGACGGTTCGCCTGCGCCCCGGCTGCACCGGCTGGATTCATGTCCTACTGGGAGAAACCCCCGTCGGTGACATGTCGTTTGAGTATCTGGAGTTCACCGTGATGCATGACGGCGACACCTGCCCTCTTCACGAGGACAAGTAGTAATGGTCTTTCTTTCTAACAAGTTCCGAAACCACAAGGAGATTCAGATGGATACCACCACCCCCGAGCCGACCACCCCGGATATGGTCGCAATGCGCGATTATGAGATCCTCAACCAGCGGTTCCATAACGCCAAGGCTCAGTTGGATAGCATTCGCAGCATCATCGAGAACCTGCCGTGGGAGGACATCAACACCGGCAACTTCAGCCCGGAGGCTGGCTGCACGACGGTTGCCGAGGTTCGTGACTCGCTCATCAGCCTTGGCTGCGATTCCGACCTTCTCAACGAGGGCGTTTGCAAGGCGTATAAGGTTCACGTCACGGTGCCTGTCGAGATGGCGGTCTACGTTGAGTCGGCAACCGACGAGGAGGACGCAGAGGAGAAGGCAAGCAATATCCTCAGCAACGCCATCATCACCTCTCGTTCCAGTGACGTTGAGGTCTATGAGGTCAACTCTTACGAGGCTCACTTCGACTCCACCGAGGAGACCTACGACTAATGAGTGCTGTTGTTTGGCTCTCCGGCAGCCTGTCCGAAGGGTTTATAGCATACGGACCTTATGATTCCATGGATGATTGCTTTGCAGCACACGACATGGATCAGGGGTGGGCTATGACTCTAAACAATCCACAGGATACTGAGGAGGCAGAGTGAACAGAGAAGCACTTATCGGATTTCTGTTCGGATTTTTGGTTGGAGTGTGTTGCATCATGGCACTCCTTTGGATCGTTGCAACTAGCGGAGCGTAAAGGAGAACATAATGGGTCAGTATCACCTTCCCGTAAACATTGACAAGCGCGAGTTCATCTACCCGCATCTTCTGAATAACGGCCTGAAGATGCTGGAGTGGGGTAGCGGTGGCGGTACCACCGTTGCCCTCACTGTTCTGCTCGCCTGCTCTCACAATCGTGGCGGCGGCGATCTTCGCATCAACGACAGCCGTATCTGCGGTCGCTGGTCTGGTGATCGCATCATCGTCCTTGGTGACTACACCGAGCCGGGCGATCCGGGAACGGATGCTCTTTACCGGATGATCGCAGATGCCGAACGTATCGGCGATCATCCGTACTCTTATGTCGTTGAGAACTTTACCGACATTTCTATGGCGGTTCGTGAAGTCATCAGTCATGATGACTATGTGGCTGGGGACATGCGTGAACTTCCCGACTACATGCTTGACGCCGCAAGCCGTTCTACAACTCTCGCAAACCTCTAAGGAGGAATGATGGATTCTTACATCTTTCAGGTTGATCTTATTTTCGAGCCGTCGTTTAGTTCGACGGTTGCGTATGTCAACTGGGACTGCGATGATCCCGAGGACATCCTGAATAACATGCCGCAGGACTTCATGGAGCATGTCCTTGAGAACATCAGCATTGTTCCGCTCTCTTACGAAACGGAGGACTAATGACCGACGACACGATTGAGCATCACCCCGACTGTGGCGGCAAGGGCACCGCTCGTGGTAGCGAGTGGCCTATGTGCTGCGGCAGCCCGTCAGACATCGAGGAGTTCTACGATGAGCACTTCGATGAATACTACGTTGAGCCGCTTGATTATAACGACGGCGAAGCAGAGGAGCACTGATGAGTGACGTCATTGTGATGTGGAATGAGTTTGTGACCTACGAGGCAAGGATTAGCCGCGAGGCTATGGACAGGGCTGTTGAGGCGAAAGACAACGGCTCCATCGGAGATTACTGGAGCATTGTCTTTGATGCTGCCTGTCCGGTGTGCGAGATCGTAGACTCAGGCGGCATGGACAACATCTCCTTCTACGACGAGAACAGGGAGGAACTCAGTGTCTGAGTATCTTGTAACCGTCGCCATTGAGACGGATGAAACACAGGGCGATCCCGGCGATTGGGATTGGGCTACGCTGATTGACTCGCCGCTGCCCGTCGGTGTGGTGGGTTCGGTTGATGTGACCGGGCTTGATCCGAACGTTGGGATCATCCGCCTTCTTGGTCGCCTCGGCGTTCCCCACGAGGTGTGCATGAATATCGAACTGGAGGGTTATCATGGATAATCAGGAGCGCATCAACTGGGATCTAGAAGGTCCGGACGAGGAGGGCGATTACGCAAACTTCTTTGTGTATAAGGAGTTTCGAGTATATCGTCGTGGTGACTTCGACAACTTCTACAACATCCTGATTGGTGAGGAACTTGTCAAGGCAAGTGCGACCGAGCGCGAAATGCTAGAGATCATCGACTACCCGAATAAGGATGTTTATTGTGGCTAGCGCAGAAGATCACGCCAAGTCTTCCGTCGAGCACTTCGGCGGCAAGTGGCAGGACTACATTGCGATTCACGACTTCTTTGACGTGACTCGTGACATCGTCGCCCCGCACTGGGTCGGCACTCCGGACTTCCGGCACCGTGCCCTTCGTCATCATGACGTTGGCATGGAGATTGCCGACTACCTGTTCGACTACAAGATCCTGAACTCAGATGGCGTTGCCATTGAGGTAATGGATATTGCTACTCAGCACATGTACGAGGACTTCGATTGCATTCCGAAGTTCGATGACTGGTGGCACGGCATGGTGACCCCCAATCAACTCACGGATGACGGCGAGAAGATGGCTGCCCTTATCCTCAACATTCGACCTGAGCCTTGGATGACCGCCAAGGCTCGTGTACTCAACGTCTAAAGGAGACAAGCATGACTGACATCGTTACTATCGGCAAGTGGACGGTTGACCTCGACAACTTCGACTACAAGGACTTCTTCGTCGGCAAGGAGACGAAGACGGTTATTGTTGACGGCGAGGAGCAGGAGCAGGATCGCTGGATCTACGACCACGCTAGTTACTACAAGGCGCTTTCCCTCAAGCAGGACAAGGATCAGCGCGAGCATAGGACTCGTCTGACCGAGGCGTTCACCAAGCGTGGCATTGTCTTCGCAGAGATCGAGTTCTCCGGCGGCAATGACTCCGGCGGAGCCGATAGCCATACCTTCTTTGGTGCCGAGGGCAACAAACTCGACATCCGGACGCATTACCACAGCACCAACCGTCGTTTGGAGGACGGTAAGTGGCATACCGTCGATCTCACCGACGACGAGAAGGAGGACAACAACTTCCTCACTCTCATCGACGCTCCGCTCTACTGGAAGTGGGGATCGTTCGCCGGTGAGTTCAGCGTTCACGGCACGATGTATTACGACATCAGCCCCGACTCTGAGCGTGAGCGCGGCGATCATCAGCCGCCGGACGAGGGCGCTCTCGACAAGGGTGAGTATTGCCGCATGGAATACTCCGAGTCCTCTTACGAGTACCACGAGACTTCGTTCTAGGAGGTAGATATGATTGACCCGAATAACTTTGACGACCTCTGCATGGCGCTCAGACGCCATCCAGATTTTCGAGGATGTGTCATTTGGCAGCGGCGAGATATCGAAGATGCCGCAGCAGAGTACAAGGTTGACCCGGACGAGTTGGACAACATGGTTGACCTTGATACTTGGGAGGACATGGCATGTTCGGACGGCTGGGATCACACTATCAACCAAGCCGCTCATGAACTGAGTGAGCAGGAGGAGGAATCGTGAGCCGCACCATTCACGCTAAGATCTGTTTCACGTTTGACGAGGACAGGATCAACGAGGCAATGACGGAGGAGGGCGACAACGCCCTGACCGACGAGCAACTGGTTGATTACGTTGTTGATACGTTCGTTGATGATGTCTATGACATGGTGAAGCGCAACGATCTTACAAGCGCGATCCGTATTACTTTTACCGAGCAGAAGGAGATTCTCTAATGAGCAAGACCATCGAGATCGGTCGCTGCGGTGTTGACAGCGGTCAGATCATGATTGTCGATCCGTGCTATGTGATCGACGGCAAGTTCGGCGAGCAGGAGTACGAGGAGTGCTGCCGCACCACCTGCGACACGGAAGACAACGCAGGTCCGATCATGAGGAACCTTGCCGTTGTCGCCAGCAGCGGCATCGGTGACGGCTACTACCCGGTCTACGCAACCATCGAGAACCTTGGTGGTTGGGGCGAGCGCATCATGAAGTTGGAGATCGACTTCAGCGATCACGTTCTGATCGAGCAGGACGACGAGTGCCAGCGTTGCGGCGAGACCCTTGGCTCCGCCGAGGAGGAGTACTGCTGGCGCTGCGAAGAGCATCTTGAGCGGGTCGAGGCAGAGAAAGAGGAGGAGTAATGCCCCCGTATAACTGGTTCCCGGAGACAATGGATTACCGGCAGGTGGTTAGCCTCCACCTGTCCGGCAACTTCTATCCTCCGCTTCCGCAGGATTATGTTGAGCCTGCGGTGCAGGCTTATGATCTCTGCATCAAGGGGCACTACGACGCAACTGTAGTGATCCCGTTCGGTGTTGATCCGACACCACGGGATGCAGTAGAGAAGGAGGATGGTTGGCACATCGGTGCCGCCCATCTACTCGACATCCTCCGACTTGATATCCCGGACGATGCGTGGGAGGATTAGTAATGAACTGTCGAACTAAGGAGACTTCATGACCGTGCACATCTATCACGAGGACATCCTCACTCATGGGTTCTGCGATGAGTGTGATCGCTGCAAGGAGTTGGCGAATGACATCATCTTCCGTGCAGACTCTACGCTGTTTCGTAAGTACTGGGACATGACCCAGCGCTTTCTTGAGCGTGGCGGCGGTTACAGTGAGTGCCAGAGCGAACTGGACAAGCAGGTGATCCGTATGCTGGAGGATCATATCGACAAGCAGAAGCGCATCGAGGAGCGTCTTTCCTATGTTTGATGATGACATCGAGTGGAGCGCCGATGGCGGTGGCATACGTCTGACCGTCCGCTTCGGCGAAGTCAACAATGATATCTCTCTAAATATCAGGCTTACGTCAGAGGGAATCATCATTGACCTTATCGACCGCTTCGGAACGGTTGTAAATACCGAGGCGGCTACCTACGAAGAGATTGCGGAGGGACTTAGCGAATGACTTATAACCTTCTTTCGACCACGGCCAAGTTGGAGAAGTCGGAGGGCAAGAGCCGCTACGTTATTCGTGGCCTCTCGCTTGCTCCGGCTGACTCCTCTGGCAAGAACGTCTGTCAGTATCACACCATCTGGTGCAAGCCGCCTGCTTGCGTTGCCACGTCCGGCAACGGTCGGTATCCCGCAGTCATGGCTGGCCGCATCCGCAAGACCAAGATGTTCTTTGAGGAGCGGGACAAGTTCGCAGATCTAATCTCACGAGACATCGAGAAGTTTATCAAGAAGTCGGAAGAGGATAACGTCATCCCTTGCGTCCGGCTCAACGTCTTCTCCGACATCCCGTGGGAGCGTACCGCTCTCAAGATCAACGGCGAGAAGACGACGCTGATCGAGGCCTACGGTGACAAGGTCATCTTCTATGACTACACCAAGCACCCGTTCGGCAAGCGTCAGCCCACAAGCAAGTATCATCTGACCTACAGCGCGTCCGGCACCAACACCAGAGAGTGCCGCGAAGCCCTGTATGAGGGGCAGACGGTGGCTGCCGTCTTTGATGTCCGAAAGGGTGACCCGCTGCCTGAGACATGGTACGGGCACCCTGTTATCAACGGCGACAAGGACGACCTCCGGTTCCTTGACCCGGCTGGTCATGTCGTCGGTCTCTACGCCAAGGGTGGACTGCGGGGTAAGACCAACCCGTTCGTGTTCACCGGAAAGGAGGAGTAAATGCTAGCCCTGTTCTTTCTGTGGATGATCGCCGTGGCTCTGATGGATGCGCTCACGGTTCTTCCGCATTGGATGTGCGTTGCCATTCCGACAGTCGGATGTGTGGTCTGGCTGTTTGCACGACCGGAGGACTTCTCGTGACCCCGCAGGATATGGCGAGCAGTCTTCTCTTCTGGGGATTCGTCGCAGCGTTCCTCATGATTCTTTTTTATATCGGTTTTCTCACATGGGCGCTGATCGTGGTCGTCCATGACTGGCGGGAGAAGCGACGGCGCTGCCGCTGCTTCGACACCAGAGACACCGACATCTAAAACCGGGCTTGACAACTTGTCGTCAAGTCTGTATCTTTCCTGTACCTAGTCAACAGCCATAAACAAAGGAGAACACAAATGGCTCATGAACTGGAAATCCGCGCCGATGGTACCGGTGCAGCCGCCTATGCCTACAAGCCCGCGTGGCATGGGCTGGGCGTTGTCGTAGACGGTCTGATGACCGCCGAGGACTGCCTCAAGCGCGTCCCCGAACTGGCCTCCCCCATCGTGCCGGAGCCGGTCTACGCCAAGAACCCGGACACGGGACTGTTCATTCCCGTCCCGGGCTACGTCGCCAACGTGCGGTCGGAGGACTTCAAGCCTCTTGCCATCGTCGGTGAGCGCTACAAGATCCTTCAGAACGTTGAGGCTCTCTCGTTCCTCGACGATCTGGTGGACAGCGGCGAGGCCAAGTACGAGGCTGTCATCTCGCTCAAGGATGGCGCGAAGGTCTCGCTGCTGGCTCGTCTGCCCCGTGAGGTGAAGATCGGCGACGAGGATCTCGCCACCTTCATCCTCCTGTCGAACAGCCACGACGGCTCTTCGGCGATCACGCTGGCTGCGACCCCTGTCCGGGTCGTCTGCCAGAACACCCTGTCCCTCGCCCTCAGCACGGCGAAGCGCACCTTCAAGGTCCGCCACACGTCGTCGCTGTCGGGTCGTCTGTCGGAGGCTCGCACCGCTCTGGGTGTGGTCTTCAACTACATGGCAGAGTTCGAGACCAAGGCGGACGAGATGCTCCACACCTCGTTCTCCGATCAGGAGTTCGAGACCTTCCTCTCGTCCCTCCTGCCGATGCCCGAGGAGGAGGGGCGTGGCAAGACCATCGCCACGAACACGCAGGACGTGATTCGCTCCATCGCCTACAACAACCTCCGGGTTGAGGATGGCAACCGCAACGTGCAGGTCAACCTGCCGGACATGGAGCCGATCAAGAACACCAAGTGGTGGGCGCTCAACTCCGTGTCCACCTACAACCAGCACTTCGCTACGTCCAAGAAGACGAAGCGCGCTTCGGCGGAGGAGAACCGCTTCCGCCGCACGATGGGCGACGGCAACGCCACCATCGTGGACAAGGCGTACGGACTGCTCACCGCAGTCTGACGATGAAAGGAGCCGGGTCGGGGCTTCGGCCCCGGCCCGGTAATCAAGAAAAGGAGAAAGAATATGCGACCCACTCCCGGTGCGTCCAACCTTACCCTGAGCATTGGCATTGTCGATGCTCCCATCTCCCTGTACTCGACGGTCAATGACCGTGAGGACAAGGTGACCTTCTGCGAGATCGGCCCTGACGGTCAGCGCACCAAGCGCCCGACCGTTGCCGGCTCCTCGATTGTCCTTGATTCCAAGGGCGAGAAGGTCGTCGCTATCAAGGAGTGCGATGCCCTCCAGAGCAGCGACATCCGCAAGGGCTTCTTCCTGTCCGAGGACGAGATCGTTGTGCTTGATCAGGAGGAGATCAACGCCCTGCTCCCCGAGAAGTCTTCGGCTGTGAACATCACGAACATCGTTGCGATGAACGAGATTGATCCGCTGATGCTCAATGCCACCTACTATGTTGGCGTGGCAACGAAGGCAGACGAGGAGCATGCGACAGGTCGTTATCATCTTGTCAGCGCGATGCTTGGCGATAGCGTTGGCGTTGGTGATATCGTCCTTCGCAACAAGCATCAGGCTGTCGCTGTCTACAACCGCGACGGTCGTCTGATGCTGTCCACTCTGCACACGGCGAATGCAATCAATCCCGCTCCGGTGATTGAGGGCGAGGCTGACGCTGATCTTGTCGAGGCCGCGTCTGCTCTTGTCGACTCGCTTCGTGGCACCTTCGACCCGTTCGCATTCAAGAACGAGTTCAAGGACGCGGTGCTGGATCTGGTCCACGCCAAGGCTAGCGGTCAGGTTCCTGTCGCTGCGCCCAAGAAGGCGAAGGCCGAGGCCAGCAAGGAGGCGCTGCTCGCCAACCTCAAGGCGGTGCAGCCCAGCAAGCCCTCCGCTAAGAAGAAGACCACGGTCTAAATGAACTTCGCCCTGTGCAAGGAACTGACTGATCTGCCCGAGTCTACGGGAAACATGCTCTGGCAGCAGAAGTTGGATGGCGTCAGGGCGTTTGTCTCCGAGAGCCGCATCCAGTTGCGAACCATTTCGTATGCCAATCACGGCATCGAGGTTCCGGCTGGGTGTGTGCTCGACGGAGAGATCGTTGGAGACAGGTTCTCTGATGTTGTCCCCGCCCTGACCAAGAGGGACTGGGGCGCAGTTAAGTTCGTACCCTTCGATATCGTCAAGCATGACGGTGATGATGTCCGCAACGAGTCGCTGCTTGTGCGGCTCAACCTCCTCAGTAAAGTCGTCGCCGATGCTCTTCCCATCTTTGCATTCCCCGAGGAGAAGATGCCCGAGGTGCCCGAGGAATGGGAGGGCGTGATTGGCAAGCCGCTCCTGTCTCCCTATCGAGCCGGTCGTGTGTCGTGGGTCAAGTGGAAGCACGTCAACTACATGGATGCGGTCATCCTCAATCTTGAGCGAGGTAAGGGCCGCTGGTCTGATGGTGTTGGCAAGGTCGTGTTCGGAACGGCAGACGGGACGGTTCTAGGAACTGCCGCTGGATTTGATTCTAAAACTCGCAGGATGCTGACACTCAACGGGGCGGACTATATTGGGAAGCCCTGTGTCATCAAGCATTACGGAATGAATAAACGTCGTTATCGTAATCCGATCTTTCACGGGATAAAGGAATGACCAGAGAAGAAGAGCGGCGCAAGAGACTGCGAGAAGCAGCACGTCGAGTATTCGATGAGTACAACCTTGGCGGTGGAAGAAAGGTCGCCAAGTCTAAGACTAAGGCTGTCGAGATGGTCAACCTCAAGACCTTCTATCCAGACAGCGCCTGCAGCGTTTGTGGTAAACCCATTGAAAGGACCGGCAAGCCCGGTCGTCCGCCAACGAAGTGCCTTGAGCACAGATAAGGAGAGAGAAGATGGCAAAAGCATACAAAGCACCGATTGATCCGCCCGGATGGGTCACTCCGTACAATTACGACGAACAGCAGCGGCGCGAACAGAATTACATCGACACGCTTGCCGCAATGGCAAAGGAAAACGGCAAGTCTGATCTCCTTGGTCAGATTGTCCGCTGGCAGCGTGGAGACGGTTATGCCGAGTTTATGGTGTGGAACACCAAGCCGCTTGAGTTGATCCACCTTGAGATCGGCGATGCGTGGGACGTAGAGGAAGCCCTCATTCGTGGGCTTCGGATTTCGGATATCAAGGAAATGATTGAGCGGGATCGCCGTTGGCAGGAACTGATCAATGGTCTCCCGTCCATTCCGACCAAGGAGTCAGTATGAGCATCCACCAGTTCACCTACGTTGTGACTATCAACATCGAGGGTGATATCAGCGACGAGGACGCACAGAACGGTGCGTCCTCTCTTATGGATTCGCTGTCAGAGACAGCGTTTCAGGACAGTCAGGCAACCGGCCTGACGATCACGGTTGACGTAGAGTAGATCGTCACTTCGTAAAGATTCTGTTAAGCCGGTAATGTCGGCTGCAGGAGCAGCGACATCCATTACGAACGGGCAATGAAGCCCGACGAAAGGAGTCCATCATGGACAGCAACCCCGCCCCCCAGATCTTTGTTCACCGCACTCTCATTGACGCCATCATTATGAACAACGTCATTGAGGCCAGCAGGTCCCTCTCCGAGGGTCTGCTCGTCGCCTTCGAGGGCTGCGAGGCGAACGGCTTCCCGCTGACGCAGGTTCAGAAGCAGGAGATCATGCAGTGCCTGATCTTTTGCTTTCGCAATAACGAGCAGGATATGACGGCTAACGCCAACTTCATGCTCAACATGCAGCAGGCATATAACGAGGGCGATATCGATCTCGATATCGACACCGAAGACTCCGTCTAATCAATGTGGGTGGATCGGCATGGGTCAGGGACTGTAACGGGCTCTGCCGAACAACGAACCTATCAAAAGGTCTCCTCTGGACATGGTGATCCCGTGTGCCGATCCACCCCTTCAAAACCCTAGGAGGAATCATGGGTAAGATGTCTGACCTACATATCGAACTGCAGCAGAATGAGGACATTGTCCTCTGCCCTGTCTGTAAGGTAAACTTCTACACGCCCTACTGGGTATCATCGTTCGACGGGATGCCTCGACGCCCGGCGACTAGTCGCAGGGATGGCAAGACCGATATCTGCTGGTCGTGCGGCGTAGACGAGGCAATTGAGGATTTTTTCAAGAGCATGGAAAACGAAAAGGAGAACCAGTGACCACCATCACAATCAAGAATCTGAAGTTCGCCGAGTTCGCTTCGGAGGAAACGCTTTGCTTTGAGGCTACGCTCTACGTCGATGGCAAGTCTGTCGGCCGTGTGAGAAATGCCGGCAAGGGCGGTGCCAACGAGTACGATAATTGGAACGCCGAGAGGGAACTCATCGCCCTTGTTGAGGCCGCAAACATTCAGGTCAAGGCGTATGGCACTACGCTAACCAAGGACCTTGACTGGATCGTCGGTGACCTTGTCAATGAGGCGCTGCTGATCAAGGACGCTAAGGCGCTCAGAGCCAAGGTGGCCAAGAAGGGCAACTACAAGCCGGAGCAGATCCGCATCTTCCATTGGGGAGATCATCTCATGGCTCGTAGCGTCAATCATCAGTCCGACGATGAGGTCGCAGCAGAAGTGGGCGAGGGCGCTCGCCGCGTCGACAACATCACCCCCAGCGTTACTATCTAAAGGAGATAATCACATGATGCTTAACGTTTCTATGAACTCTATTTCTGACATCCCCATGGAGTCTGTTCGTCTCATTGATCGTGCGGTTCTCGACGTTGCTCGAACCCGCAAACTGCGTCCGATGGAGGCGTATCTTCTGATGGCGCTTGATGATCACAACAACCCCGCAACCACTGCTGAGATGGCCGAGCGGATCGCTGCATCGACCAGTCAGACCAAGCAGGTGGCTCTGCGCATGCAGGAGCGTGGCTTTGTCGAGCGCATCGGTTGGACGGGTGTCACGGTGATCACGCCCAAGGGCAGCAAGGAGGCTCAGTGGCTCCGTTCTAACATTGCGGTCACGGTCGAGAAGCGCACTTCCTAAATGCAAACCTTCATTCCAGAACCAGACTACATCGGGTCTGTCGCTGTTCTTGATAACAAGCGGCTAGGCAAGCAGCGAGTTGAGACCCTGCAGATCATGAACGTACTCGCCGGTCTGAGCAAGGGGTGGGTCAATCATCCCGCCGTCAAGATGTGGAGGGGGCACGAGTACGGGCTTCTTCTCTATCAGGTGGCGACCTGCAATGAGTGGACCGGACGTGGCTACAAAGATACCTGTCTTGATAAGACTACGGCGGTGTTTGATAGTAATTTCTCTCGTCCAAATTCTGAATATAATCCCGAGTGGTGGGGCGACTATCGTGTTCATGCGTCCCATCGTTCTAATCTTCTACGCAAAGACCCTGATCACTATCGTCAGTATTGGCCAGAGGATAGCGACAAACTAGAATACTATTGGCCTGTGTAAAGGAAAGATAATGATTGAGAACGTATATCTCTTCTTCAATAGCAGTTGCGAGATCTGCACTCGAACAGATAGCGATGTGAACTTCGCCGTCTGTTTTACGCCGGGAGAATCTATGGCCGAGTTTTACGAGGTTAAGAATGACGGTATTGATGGCACTGTCGATGATCTCATCGGTTATGTAGCGTTTGCTGACAAGATCAGCGGCAATGAACAGGTCCGTCAGGGCCTTATGGAGTGGTTGTGGACCGGAGAAGTGGATGATACCGCGACCCCTGTTCTTCTAGACTAATACGGAAAAGAATCATGAGTAATATGAATCAGTATTTGGTACAGTGGACGCTTGACGGCATTTTTGATGGTGGTGTCAGGCTAATGGCATCAAGCCACGACGAGGCCAAGGACAAGGCGCTTGAGGCTTTCTCCAAGGATGGATCGATCACAAATCTCAGGTCTCGTAAACTCACTCAGGACGAGATTGACGAGATCGCAAAACGCAATGATTCGTGGCATGTTGAGAGTGTTGATGACGAAGAGCCCGACCCCGGCTATGATCCTCGCGATGCAATCATGAACGCATGGGATGGCGAGCGGGATCAGCCCGCAATCTAAAGGAGAACAATAATGCCTAAGTACAATGTATTCTACAATCAGGGCGACATGTGGTATGTTGTTATTGAGGCCGACAATGAGCAGGACGCTCGCGAGAACTGGTCGGACTTCAATCGCTGGATTACCGAGCCCGACGTTATTAAGCCCGGTCAGATGTCTTTTGTAGACATTGAAGAGAACACCGACCATTTTGAGGTTGATGAGTAACATGGCAACTATTGGGAACACCAAGAAGAAGAAGTTGGAGGCGGCGAAGATGCGCCGCATTGTCCGTGGTGCAAAGAAGGCAGGCAATCCGCTGCCCGGCCATGGAAAGAACACCCCCACGGCAGACGTGGAGCGACTCAAGGAGTCGGTCGATTCAATCATGTCCTACTGGAAAGGAGACACCAAGTGAGCAAAAAGAAGGACAGGTTTTCGATCAATGTTAATGGCGTAGTGTATACAGACCCCATCGAAGCGATGTCGGCAGTATGGAGTGGGGTCCTTGAGGTTGAGTCTGGCCTCGCGTCATGGATCCGCGACCTGCAGGATGAGTTTGACGACATCCGACATCAAATTGATGATCTCGATGATTCTCTTGATGACATCGCAATGGAGGTCTACAACATGAAGAAGAAGCGGTGGTGGAAGCGGTGAGGTTTTCCGGCCCATATACCCTCCACAAGCACCTGACAGATAATCCCGAGTATGATCTGTTCTTTGATTGGGACGAGTCTTTCGGTGATCGCGGCCTGACCATCACAAAGATCTTTGAGACAGGTGACGAGCCCGGCGCAGCCATCTATCTCAGCATGACTCGTGAGCAGGCCGAGGAACTCTTTCAGTACCTCTATGGCTGCATTAACTATCGTCCTCGCCCTAGCGAATAAGAAAGGACACTATGCATAACTGCCCATCCTGCGGTACAGCAACTGCTGGCCGCGCTAAGTACTGTGACGACTGTCGTGACACCGCTGCTCCTTGGCGTGTCAATCACGCCAACATCGACATCGCTTGCGATCATCTCAACATCGATGTCCCTGTTCATATTCGTCGTTCCGCGACCCGGGAACTCCTTGGTCGATATCACGGCATCAAACTGCATGACAATGCTCCGCGTGATATGGAGATCGTCAGCCAGATGACCGACGACGAACTCAACTCGTTCATGTATCACAAGATCACAATCTCTGCTCGCCTCACCCCCGAGGCGGCGAGCCGTGCTCTCTGGCATGAACTGACCCATGCTGCTCAGTATCAGCGTGATCCTGACTACTACGTTGAGCAGTATGCCAAGGAACTCGCAGAGGCTCGTGCTATCGCCGCCAGCGGTGCGATGCCGTTCACCAAGGCCTACCGTCTTATCTCCTTCGAGATCGAGGCCAAGGCCAATGAGGAACTGCACTACACCCTGTGCTCGCTAGCACTCGCCAACAAGCGAGCCAACATGCCTGCGCTCAAGCGACCGCACAATCGTGTCGACAGCGTAGTCAACGGTGTCATCACTCCGGGTGACAAGGCCGAGTTGTTCGAGCGGCTGGCACGACAGAGTATTGAGACCGCAAAGACGATGCTTGCTGCATCTCTGTAATTATCTGCTACACTAGCATCATGTCTGAATCCGAGATAAAAGATTATATCTCTGGGATAAGACGCGGTAGGAATATAGAGCGTCAGACTCAAAGAGCGAATATCATCCTTGCTGGTGTGCTAGGGTTCGCTCTTGGAATTATGTTGGGTGTGATAATCTGCCTACTGGGAATTATCCTCACATGAGATATTACAATCAGCCGTGCAATGTGTGCGGTGGTAAGATTCCGCACACAAACAAAAGAGGCCGACCGTCTGTCGTCTGTCATGACTGTCGCTCTCAGGTTTCAGAGCACCACAACCATTCGTGCATGCGGTGCGAAGGACCAGTCGAAAGGACGGGTAAGCGAGGCCGCCCGTCAAAGTTCTGCAACTCGTGCCTCGACATTGTTCGATCAATCGCAACGGACGAAGTTCCGTTCTAGTGTCTGCGAAAGGAGAAATCATGGACACTGCTAAGAAGAGGGGTCGCCCCTCGCTCACCCCGACCTTCCTCAGCGTGGTCAACACCACGCCGGAGGGTCAGCCTGTGGTTCTGCAGGCGCTGGCTTCTACGCCTGCGCTCGCCTACCACCATCGGCGCAACCTCCTTGCCAGCGGCATCGCTGCTGAGGTCGTGGCTCCGGGCAAGACGAAGGAGGTCGGCAAGGGTGTCGTCAAGAACCCGACTGACCGCTTCGCTCTGGTCGCTGCGGGCACTGGCCCGCGTCGGGTCAAGGGCAAGTTCGTCAAGATCAAGCGGCAGGTCACCGCGAAGGTCTGATAAAATACGGGGGCTGGTGGCTTACGGGTCGCCAGCCCCCTTGGCCCGTTCGTCTATCGGTTAGGACGCCGCCCTTTCACGGCGGTAAGCGGAGTTCGATTCTCCGACGGGCTATGGCATCGCAGGTTTGCCCCTCGGCGGTCGGAACTAGTCATTGGGGAAGGGGTTCGACTCCCCTTGATGCCTTGTTCTTCCGACACCTAAGGGGTGATATGACCCTTTATGCGAAACTTACGGACGCTCAAAACGTGCCGCAAGTACCGAACGCTCGACCCGTCGTCAGAGAATTCCATGCGACTCTGTTTTACGGACGGAGGATGAGAAACGAAGCCCTGAACTTCTTCAAGATCATGGACATGTCTGGCAAACAGATGCCCTACCAAACAACAGTGGTGGGCGCAAGGTTTGTAGAAGAAAAGTATATCGCTACATACACTCTTGGCATCTTTGAAGAGAGCACAAGAGATAGACTTAGCAAGTTCGTGAAGGCCCTCATAAGAGTTCAGGTATTGCCTCGCGGTCAAGGGCTTGGCGATGAGAACGATAAGAAATATAATCCGGGTTATCTGCACATGACCATGTATGGCATATCCGGAGAGCAAGATCAGATCTTTCAAGAGATGGTCAGGTTGGCGCAAGCGCGACCTGTGGTATCATTCAGTTCGATAGTGTGGAACGAAAAGAGAACTGGCTCAGTAATAGGAAGAACGAAGGAGGCGGCGATGAATAAGATTAGTTTTAGCAAGGTCGGTATCAATGAGTATAGGCAGCACCTCTCGTCCCTCAGCCTTGAGGGTCTTGCAGAGGTGTTCACGTTCGGTCTCAAGGATGAGAACATTGATGAAATCGGCGAGCGTGTGTCCGCTGCGGATCTTGCGATGGACGAGGTTGCCATTCGTAGCGGCCTCGTCTACAATCTCAGCGACGACGAGTACGGACAGAATATGAAGCGCATCGCAAGCGCTCGCGGCATTGTTCCGGACACAGACGAAGACCTGTTCCGATAGTAAATCGTAAATAAGACACACGAAAGGAGATCATGTGTCTAGGCCCTTTAAGCACTTCGGTGCTCTGAAGAATGGCAATGGCTTTGGCATCGCCGTTGATGATATTGATCCGCTTGAGGCGGCTCAGATCAACGACAGCCTTCGGGCACTCAAGGCCAACATTCAGGGTGTCAAGTATCACCCGAACTACTACCCCCGCAACGGAAAGATGATTAATGCTTGGGTGCTTCCCGCCGAGCATGAGGTCATCGATCCAATGCTGGACATCGTTGATCGCTTCGGGTTCAAGCGGACGCAGTCTGCCGAGCGCCTGATCCAGACGGTCATCGACTCTGTTGAGAAGCAGAAGGAAGAGCATGCGGCTAACCGTGCTGCGTCCGAGGCTCACGACGGTCCTCCCGTCTACGTCCCCGGACTCGACGGCGAACTCCGCAACTACCAGCGAGCCGCCGTCGATTGGATCCTGCGCAATCGCCGGGTCTACATCGGTGACGAGATGGGAACCGGCAAGACGCTCTGTTCTCTGGCTGCTGTCATTGCTGACGGTTCGCTGCCCCTTGTTGTCGTCTGCCCGGCATCAGTCAAGATGGGCTGGCAGCGGCAGATCAAGAAGTTCTTCCCGGACATGCCCGACGAGCACATCTACCTGTGCAGCGGTCGTGTGACCAAGGCCATCCCGAGCGATGTCAAGATCATCGTTATCAATTACGACATCCTCTCTAGTTGGCTCACCCGTATCCAGCACCATCGTTATCGTGCTGTGATTCTGGACGAGGCTCACTTCATCAAGAGCCGCAAGGCCAAGCGCACTCGTGCCGCCGTCGTCCTTGCTCAGGGTGCTGACATGCGGATCGCCATGTCCGGTACCCCGGTCACCAGCCGTCCGATTGAACTCGTGTCTCAGTTGGAGGCCATCGGTCGCATGAGTGACATGACCGAGGGTCGTAAGGCTTGGTGGTTCATCGAGCGCTACTGTCGTCCGTTCAACAATGGGTACGGCTGGGACACCAGCGGATCCAGCAACTTGTTCGAACTCAACGACCGTCTCCGCAAGACGGGCATCCTTATCCGTCGGCGCAAGGACGATGTTCTTGCTGACCTTCCGCCGAAGGAGCGCGTGTCGATTCCCCTCGACATCAGCAACCGCGACGAGTACATCAAGGTTCGCAACAGCATTGCCTACTGGGTTCGTCAGCAGATCGAGACCGACCCCGAATATCTTGAGGCGATTAAGTTCCTGCCTGTGCACGAAAGGCAGTTGGTCTTCGAGCGTGTGATGCGCGAGAAGGTTGCCCGTGCCCAGTCTGCTGCGACGATCACCAAGTTGTCTGCTCTTCGTCAGGTCTGTATGCGTGGCAAGATGGATGCGGCCTGCTCTTGGCTTGATGACTTCCTCACCTCCGAAGAGAAGATTGTAGTCTTCTGCATTCATCGTGAGGCTGTCAACATTCTTGCCGAGCGGTTCGGTGATCAGGCTGTCAAGGTGATCGGTGGCATGAGTGCCGATGCTCGTCAGAAGGCAATCGATACCTTCGTCAATGACGATAACGTTCGTATCGTTGTCGCCAATATCGACGCCGCTGCTGAGGGCATCGACGGTTGGCAGCATGTCTGCTCCAACGTTGCATTCCTTGAGTTGACGTGGACGCCGAGCAAGCACCATCAGGCCGAGGATCGCTGTCATCGCAGCGGTCAGCAGAATCCTGTGACCTGCTACTACCTGCTCGCAAACCAGACCATTGACGAGTATCTGGCCACGCTTATCGACAACAAGCGAGCGGTGATCTCCGCTATTGTTGACGGTGAAAGGGTCGAACGTGATGACAACATTCTCGTTGATCTGGTTCGTCGTCTCACCGAAGGCGAGTTCTAGGGCTCACTATATTCTAGCCCTAATCTTAATCGAAAAGGGCAAGGTCATGAAACGCTACCTGTTAGCAATCATGCTGGTCCTCCCTCTATGGGTTGGGGTGGCGCAAGCCGCAAAGCCCCTCCCATATGGGGAACGTCCTGTCGTGGGCCGAGAGTATGTGGTCAACGCCACAACCTTCGGCGGCACATCATGGGACGACAATGGGATCGGATACTTCGGTGGCATCGACCTGTTCAGGCTCAAATGGGGAGTTGCCGAACTGGCCAATCATTCGGCCATGGGCAGCCTACCCGGAGGAACACGGATCCTTGTTCGATATGGCAAGCGCACCGTCATAACTGTTCTCGCAGATATTGGTGGTGCTTGCTGCTATTATCACATTGATCTACACATTGGTGTGGCACAGTACTTGCATGTGCCTAACCCAGCGGGGTGGGTAGGGAAGGTGCGAATAACCGTCCTTCCCGGGAGGCCCAGCCGCTTGACACCGGCAACGGTAGATAGAGTTCGCAAGACTCTTGGCCCTGTCGGACCCGGCTATCGACCGGGTGAAAAACTCCCGAGTGTCAGGAGATATTGTGAAGGTGCTCGTTTCAATATTAGTCATGCTGGTTCTGGCTGCCCCAGCGTCCGCTCAGATCGTTCATTCGGATAACAACAGCAGCCGCACTCTCAAGCAGCATAGGCAGCCGCGAGTGATTAACTGGAGATTCTTCAGAGCCATCGGCAGGTGCGAACAACCCGCTCCCGCTAGCGCCCGTAGGAAGGACGGGTCATGGCCGAAGAAGTACATGTGGGGTATCGATTGGCACCAGCGTAGGAACTGGTCGTTCCCCGGAGGTTTGGGTATATGGGAGCCGCTATGGCATGAGGAGGGTATCGCTGGTACCGATATGGCTCCGACTGCAGATAGGGCGACACCAAGAGAGCAGATGATTCAAGCGCAGCGAATCATCAATCGTTACGGAGTGTGGGCGTGGGGATGCACAGGCGTTGCGCTGTCGCAGGCACCCTACCATGAGGTGAGATAAATTCTGATATAATAGTAGTCCCCGGTTCGCATCCGGGACGTAGGCCGTTAGAGGGTCGGGTCCTAACGTGGGTGCGCGACACGTTGGGTAGCAGGCTGACCAGAACAGCCGGGTGGGAACCGGGGCTACTATATTCAACCAAGGTCATTCATAAAGTAAAGGAGACTGCAATGACTTACGACGACGATATCAATCTTGATAATCTTTCGTATCTTGATGTTGATGACATCAATGAAACTGATTTTGAATCAGTTACTTTTGTCGATTTCATGAAGATGGCAAACAACGCTTGGAATGACGGTGGAATGTTTGATGTTGACATCAACATCATCAAGGATGCTGTCTGGGATACTCCAGTCAAAGTTCTTCAGCGTCGTGTTATCGAAGTGGATGATGTTCAGATGTATGAGATCTGGGCTAGCATCGAAGTCAAGAGTGCTTCGTATCTAGTTCCTATCCGAATCAATGCTCACATTGATGAGTACAATAAGAACATGTTTACTTGGAAGGTCAACTCTCCTGCTCAGTGTGTCAATCTGACAGGAATGATTGATGCCTTTGAAGAGCATGAGGAGTACAAGTGGGGAGATCTCCTAGGGTGACAGCCTTTGGAGATAAGTACGAAGTTGTCGTGATAGATATCAGTGACGGTATCGATGACGCGATAACCAAGATGGATGGGATACTCAAAGAGTTAGATCCTTCTCGTCATAGCAGAATAAGAGAAGGATACTCTGATGTCTACAAGAATATCGAGTTCGCATCTGAAGACAACAAAGAGTTTTTGTTTGAGGATCTAGTCTGGGCGCTAGATCTTTCCGTTCCTGCTGGCTGGACATTCGGTCCAGAGGAAGAGTTCTCCGTCATCTACAGGTTCATGGATGACGACAAGGACTACTCTTCAGCGGGCGGATTTTTTAATAGTTGAACATCTCCCTGACCTCCGCTACTGTGTGCGAACGGAAGGAGTGGAGTGAAGGCGAGAGAGACATCTGCATATCAGTGCCGCGAATGTCGACGGTTCTACCGAGAGATCGGTGACGCCGCATTCTGTTGTGCGTCTGATCGCTACCCTCTTGTCAAATGCTGGCGCTGCTATGACTGCGGCTACCTTCATGCTTCACGGCTCCTTGCGGACACCTGCTGTCAGAAGGAGACCCATGAACAAGAGTAGCGGCAACGCAGCCCTCGCATCCGACATATCCGTGATGCTAGCCGAGGCATTCTCAGAGGCATTCATTGTAGGAATAAGATGCTGCGAGGATATGGACGATCCGCTTTCGCTTCTCCAGCAGAAACTGATGGTCAGTGCATGCATGACTGTTCTGATGGATGTTCGTGACAAGATCCAGTGCGTCCTTGATCTTGATGACATCGCTAGAGATTGTATCGGCGATACAGATCTTCTTAGACAACTCCATGATGACATCGTCGTTGAGATGGATGGGAAGATCGGTCTCGATGACTGATATCCCGTGTCGCAAACTGACCCCCGATGCGATTGTCCCAAAGAAGGCTCACGACAGTGATGCCGCATTTGATTTGTATGCCGCAGAGCCGGCGGTCATTGCCTCGTATTCGACCCGCCTAATCAAAACGGGGATCGCAATACAGTTGCCGAGCGATGTCCTCGCTCTCATCTTGAGTCGCTCCGGTCTGGCGCTCAAGTCCTCAGTCTTCGTGTTGAATAGTCCGGGGCTGATCGATCCCGGCTATCGTGGAGAGATCGGGGTGGTCCTTTATAACGCATCCGCCTCTGAGTTTCCTGTAGCGAAGCACGACCGCATCGCTCAGATACTTTTTCAGAAGATGGATTCCTTCACCCTCCGTTCGGCGTTCGAACTTATTGGTTCGACCGACCGGGGCGAAGAAGGGTTCGGATCGACAGGCGTGAATACGAACTGTCGTCACGTTAATATCGTTCAGGATGATGAGGGCAACTTCCTCTGCACAAAGTGTGGACAAGAGGTAGGTCCCCTCGATCTCGATCACCTGCTATAGATACCTCCGCGAGTGGCTCAGTGGATAGAGCGAGGGACTTCTAATCCCTAGGTCGCAGGTTCGAATCCTGCCTCGCGGACTAATTTTCCAAGGAGGAATGTTGAGTACAGGAAAGAAGATTCCACCGTATCTTCCCGTCGCCCCTCTTATCCCTTGGCTGAGGGAGAAGACGGCGCAGGAAACGATTGAGGTATTCGCCTCCAGATGTGGTGTCTCTGATCGTAGAATCAGAGAGGTTCTTTCCGGTCGCTCGAAAAGCATGTCCTTCAAGAACATCGACACGATGATCACGAACGAGGGTGGACGAAGCCTTATCGACTTCTACCCGGAGTACGATAACGATGAATTCTTTTCACTCAGTAGTGAGGACTGTCCTGTCCTCATCGTTCCGAAGAGAGTCTGCTCTATCGATGGCTGCGAAGAATCTATGCATGCCGGAAGTTTCTGCAACCGGCATTATCGTCAGCATAGGCGCGGAACACTTGCCGCTTGACATATCGTGATGGACCTGTGTTATGGTTCTCAGTGTCATCTAACTTCATGCGAAAGGAGAACTCCATGAAGACCGGAAAGCAGGAGCGAGACTACCTCGCTGTCAAGAAGTACCTTGAGGACAACCCGGGCACGACGACTCGTGCCGCTATCGATCAGGTTGCCAAGGCTCACAAGAAGTCGGCTAGCACTGTTCAGGTCGGCTACTACAAGATGCTTCGTAGGGCGAAGGGTGCCGTCGCTGCGCCTCCCAAGAAGACGACCACGAAGAAGACGACCACGAAGCCGAAGAGCAGCCTTGACCTCAATGTCATTCGCGCTTCTCTTCAGTCGGCTCTTCAGACGATTGATCTGCTTGAGCAGCAGAACAAGAAGAACGAGGAGATTGTCACCAATCTCCGCAAGGCTCTGACGGTCTAAAGGAGGACCTATGGCTACCAAGACGACCACGATCTCGTCGGAATGGACGCAGGATCTTCTTATTGAGGCTGGTCGCCTCTATCATAAGAAGTATGGAGAGGTGCCGACACAGGCGCACTTCTATCCGAACGGTGCGCGTAAGTCGAAGCGCAACGACAAGGACATTCTGATCCAGCGCTTCAACGAGGATGCCTGCTGGCCCTCGTCGGCGACTATCATCAAGCACTTCAAGTCCTTCGGTGCTTATCAGAGAGCCTGCGGCTTCGAGCCCACCCGCTCGTCGGCTGATGCCTCCGGCAAGATTCAGCGCCTGCTGGAACTCCAGAAGGAGATTGGTTCCTAGTGAATCTTCGCAGACTCATCGCGTCTGCTACCGCTGTCGTGGCTGTGGCGGGTGTCATGTCGGCACCCGCCTCTGCCTACGATGGTGATTGGGTAATTAACGGACAGTTTGAACGGACGACTGCCCCGTCCTTCACTCCGGGATTCAATCCCAATGATGTAGACACCCTGCTTGTGCAGTTCGATAACAGACGCAAGACATTTTCGGTGCGCCTTGATTTCTTTGAGGCCCCGAGCACGGGTGCGTTCACTGTCAACATTGGCAGGACTGTTGGTTCGTCCTGCGTTACTTCAATGACGGTCGGGATAACGCATCGTAATCTCTATACAACCGTCCTTCGTGATGTCGATTCCAGAGTCTGGATTCCAGATTCGGTTGAACTAATCCACACTGCTGTCGGCGCATCGCCGAGCGGCGTGGGTTGGCGCTACGATGGGATTGATGCCAGCGGCTACCGCTGGATCCGGATCATTCCGGGACACTACTCAACTGTTCCCACTCCTACGACGGATACAATCCTTGATCCTGATCGTAATACGAGAGTCGCCAACCTCAATGTCGATGGTATCGACGGCTCTCTTACTCAGAGCGTTGATGTCAACAACAGCGACTTGAGTTGGACATTTGTTTTCTCTCACCCCTATCTGAGTAACCTCAGTGCGGACTGTGCTGCTGTCTATATTCCGGGTCGAAGTGCGCCTCTCATGGTGCTGTCTTCCTTGTCACCGGTTCCGACTACCACCACTTCGTTCGCTCCAGCAGTTGCAAGTTCTACGGCATCTGCTAAGATCTCTAAGGTCATCACCAAGCCCAAGAAGAAGAAGGGCAAGGGGTTGGTCAAGAAGCACGTCCGAAAAAGATAATTCCCCACCATCACAACTAGGGGCTTCTGCCACGTCGCAGCCCCGCCCTCTCTCCTCTGAGAGCCGCCCTCCGGGGCGGCTCTCTTTTTATTCCGACCGCTACCTTAAATGATGAATGGCTGAGAACTGGGTTGCAGTAATTCCGTTTAATGGGGAGCCTCGTGTAAACATCGGGGACAAACATCACTTCCTGCTTTTGCAGGAGATCGCTCCCGAGTTGAAGCGGGAGATCAATTGCTGGGCTGCAAATCTTGCGGCACCACCGAGCGACTCTTGTCTGCTTGCCCGAGGAAACATCAACCACATGAACCGCATTCGATTCCAAGAGTGCCAAGGCAATCGAAACACGGTATACGATGTCGTCTCTGATCATATGAGGAAGCCGAGGACTGCCGCCATCGACAGTCCCTTCTCAGACCCGGCGAACATTCTCAGCCTGCTTGTTGCCCGTGCGATGAACGAACATATCCCTGACGAGGATGACATGCATGATGTCACCAAGTTCGGTAAGAACCTCGTTGGGTGCAGCGACAAAGAGATTGGCAAAGCAATGCAGGCAGTGATGGAGTCAGAGAATCCTGCCGCTGCATTTCGTCTCGCCTCTCAACTTAAGATCCTGCGTTACATCTTCCCGGAACTTGCGGACACAGTTGGCTTCTGGCAGCGATACAAGAAGACATCCTCAGAGTTGTTCACGCACCTGCTGATGACTCTTGATTATGTTGCGAAGCACAGTAACAATCCCGACCTTCGTTGGACTGCTCTGATCCATGACATGGGGAAGACCAAGGCGGTATGGGTAGACGAGAACGGCATCACTCGCTTCCGCAAAGGACCCGAGGGACAGGGTGCCGATCATGAGAAGGTCAGTTGCGAGATGGCTGTTGACATCCTTGACCGCTTCGGTCTCTCCGATGAAAGCATTGCCGAGATCTGTTTGATGATTACGACGCATATGTTTGAGCACTTTGATGACAAGAAGGGAGCCCGTGACTTCCTAGCGCTCATGGGGAGCCCTGAGCGTGTGTACGACATGCTGACCCTCCGCCTTGGTGACATGCAGGGCAAGCCTAAGCAGGCCGAGGGTGAGGAAGAAGTAGAGCATATGCGTAAACTCGTTGACAAAGTCGTGAAAAAAGACTCTGGTTGGGAAGAAGTTGACCCGGACAGCGAACTTATCATCATCTTAAATGAGTTTGATATAATCTAGGCCATGCTCGATAGAGAACCAGATGAGGAGTTCCCTCACGAGAAGCACGAGAGCGATGGCTCGTTCACCTATACCGACATTGAGATAGGTGCGAACAAGGAAGATCACTCGCTATCAAGGAAGATTGCACAGCAGAAGGTCGATGAGTTTCTGTCTCTAAGATCAGAGGACAGACAGGAAGAGTGCTGGTGTCTGGACTGTAAGGCGAAGCCGATAGTCTGGGTTCGTGAGGTGCAGTTTGATATGCGCGGCGAGAAGATTGGTATCAATCAGCACGTCGTCAGCACTAAAGACTACAACGGTCCGATCCCCGGATTCTGTGCTGGACATCTAGGTCCGGGGCCAACGCAACTAGCGGAGACGGTCTACTGGGATCGCACAGAGATTTCTATGGGGTTGCGTCCACTTAAATGGTGGGTAATCTTTACCGATGGAACCAAGCAAGGTGGCCTCTGTGAGGTTCTCAACCCAAAGAACTTAAAGCCATCGACTTTCGATTTGCACATTAAATCTTCTACTAACTGAAAAATAATACCTGAAAGACCATTAGGAGAAAACACAAACTATGGCTTACATTCTTTGGAACAGAGGAGAGTCCAGCCTCATCAACACATGGCTGGGTGGCTTCACAAGTGGTAACAACGTGCCGAGTTCAAGCGTTTACGTTGGTATGGGCGCGAAGACAGGCGGCGTTGGCTCCGACAAGACCGTCGGTAACGGCACGTCAACAAGCACATCGCTTGCCGAGATCGGTCAGACCACAGCAGCCGGTTACTCTCGTCAAGCCATTGCGCGTGATTCTGGCTCTACTGGTTGGCCGGCCTCATCTCTATCGGCCGGTTCGCATCAGTCTACCGCACCGCAGGTTACGTTCACATTCACCGGCACACCAAACCTTAATGGCGCGACCCTTTGGTTCGTCGCTCTTACTGGTGTGACTGCCGCTGACAACTGCCTCTTCGGCGCAGACCTTGCCGCCACTCGCAACTTCTCGAATGGCGATACCGAGAGAATCACAATCACTTATCGTCAGACGTAATGGTTAAGAAAAAGTCCGAACAAAAGACTGTTGGTCCAATCTGTTGGACGGGCACGAAATTTGTATCGATGCCTGAGGATTTAGAAACTCATGCGTCGATGTCTGTTGAACAGATAGACAAGCAGCCAGAAATTTTCTGGAACGAAGAAACAAATCAATGGGAGTTTAAGTAATGGCAGGGTCAAAATCCAATTATCTTTCTTTGAAAGTTCTTGATCATGTTCTGGGCAATACCGGTTACACTGCTCCGGCTACGGTTTATGTTGGTCTTTGGACAACAGCCGGTGCCCTTACGGATGCCGCCACGGGCTCAACGACAGCCGAGGTAAGCACATCGGGCACCGCTTATGCCCGTCAGTCTGTCACCAACAACACGACCAACTGGCCGAACGCATCAGGCTCGACCACAGGTCTAAAGCAAAACGGTACGGCCATTACTTGGACAACGGCAACAGCATCATGGGGCACTGTTAATCAGTTCGCCTTGCTCGATGCATCAAGTGCTGGCAACATCCTCTTCTGGGGTGACCTCACCTCAGCAAAACCTATTGCGACTGGCGACACAGCAAGTTTCTCCGCTTATGCTCTAAGCATTACGGAAGACTGATGCATAGTCATCACAATATGCAGATTCGCTACGAGGCGAAAGAAAAAGATCTGAAGCGTCTACATCGACCGATGAACCTCAAGAAGAAACTCTGGTTCATCTTTAAATAAATTGTTTCGCCTTCAGCCCCCGCACCCTCTCCGGACGGTTTGGATGCGGGGGCTGTAGTTTTTGGTCTTTCCTTTCATGTAAGTAGTGAACCCTAGAAGGATAAGGTAAATGGCTGTTCTTAATCGTGGCGTAGAAACCATATGGGATGAGGAATCGACCGGGGTTAACGGCGCGTCTCGTTACACCGTGGTTGGCGCACAAACGGATGTCGCTGTTCACATCAAGGTCAGCGGTGCGACAACAATCGGTTTTGAGTGCGCACCCTCTGATGGATCGGTTGGGTTTAACACACTGCCTGACAGTGCTGACGCTCACACCCTGTATAAAAAAGATGGCAGCGGACCATTCGTAATCACTTTTGCTTCGGCGGGAAGCGCGACAATCGACTTGTCACCCTTCATACCGAAGTTCATTCGTGTGACTAGTACTGCCAATGTAACAGCGACGGCGGTTGTCGAAGTAGTCGGGTAGGTCACATGGCTTTCCCATCCAGCACTGCAACCAAGCCATCCATTGTAGCGGGCGGTCTCATTGATGATCTGCACGTCGATGACGCTTGGGATGAAATCGTATCTATATCCAACGTGCTTCTTGGCACGACGGGCACAACTCTAACCCTGACCCCGGCATCGTCTGCGGGCACGGCCCTTCAAGTCAAGGACGGCAAGTTAGGGTTTGCCCCTGCTGTCGGCTCAACTGACGTGTTCCTTACACGAGGTTCCGGCGGAACCCTTGAGACGGCTCAGAAACTATCTCTGAGTTCGCAGGGCGACACTTACGGTCTTCGCATTGGCGGAGATACAAACCTTTACAGACCAGCCGCATCCGCTGTGCTTGAGGGCAACTATCCCTTCTCGTTTAAAACCCTGACGGGTGGCGCTGTCACGGATATTGCCTTCCAATCCAAACTTGATGTTGACACAGTTAATAGGCTTGCTGTTCGAGCAGACGGAAGAATCTCTTGGGGGTCTGGTTCCGCAGCAGTTGACTCCTACATTGAGAGAACCGGTGTCGGTGCTCTCGGTGTTGTTGCTAATACGGTCATCACCGGAACGCTTGCGGTAAGCGGCGCAATAACAAGTGGTGGATCTGCTGTCGTCATCACGACAGACTCAAGACTCACAGACTCAAGAACGCCTAGCGGTTCGGTTGGTGGCTCCTATCCCACTTACGATTTAACCGGAACATATCCCAATCCAGCGCTGAACGTCACAGGTGTTTCTGCTGGCACTTATAAGTCAGTAACTGTTGATGCAAAAGGCCGTGTCACGGGTGGCACGAACCCAACAACTCTATCGGGATTCGGTATCGTTGACGGTCAGCCGCTTGATTCGGATCTCACCGCTGTCGCAGGTTTGTCTACGACAGGTCTTATTGTTCGAAGCGGTTCGGGCACAGCCACGACGGCCAGTATTGCAACTGCCAGTTCTGCCAGAATCACAATTGCAAATGGTGACGGCATATCGGGCAATCCGACGATAGATCTAGCCTCAGGTGTTATCGGTTCAACAGGTACCTACAAGTCGGTTACCGTTGATACCTATGGTCGTGTCACCGCAGGAACTAATCCGACGACTCTCTCGGGCTACGGTATTACTGACGCTGTGAGTTCTAGTGACTCAAGACTCACCGATTCAAGAACCCCAACGGGCTCTGCCGGTGGCTCTCTAACGGGTACATATCCGAATCCGACACTCGCAAGCAATGTCGTAAACTCAACACAGATTGTTTCCGGAGCGGTCACATACGCAAAACTTAACAGTGATGTGAAGAACCTCTCGTTTAACACCATTAGTGTCGGTTCGAACTACACCTTTGTGTTGACCGATGCAGATAATGTATTGATCCAGTTTAATAACAGTTCATCAATGACTGCGACAATACCTGCGAACTCGTCGGTGGCCTTTCCAGTCGGCTGTCAGATTCAGATCCTTCGTGTCGGCGGATCCACAGTGCAGGTTGTCGGCGACACGGGCGTTACTTTAAGAACGACAGACGGATCGTATATCAGAACCCAATACTCTAGTGCCACACTACTTAAGATTAACACAGATGAATGGGTTCTCATCGGTGATGTCATTGCCTCATAGTTGTGATAAAAAAGGTATTCAACACTGACGCCGACAGACGCCGAAGCGTAGCAAACATGCCTATCGGCGTGGTTATGGCGTGGCACTCATCGACACCACCTGATGGCTGGCTGTTGTGCGACGGTCAAGAGGTTTCGATCTCCTCGTATCAGGCCCTGTACAACTCAATCACCTTAACCGGTACGGTGTTTCCGTATGGCGCAAATACCAATGGATCGGGAGCAGCGGGTTCTACGCATTTTAGATTGCCAGACATGAGAGACAGGTTTCTTATGTCTCCAACAAAAGCGACAAACAATCCCGGAAGTGCATACGTCGCCACGACTGGCGGTACAAACACACACACTCACGACTTCACCGTTTCAACAACCAACACCAATTCCACTAACACAAATTATCATGAGCATGGTTTTAATATAGGTGGACTCAATAATACTGGAGACCATACTCATGCCGGCAATGAGTTAGGTGGTCTTGCGTCGTATAACAATACTAATGCGAACGCAACAACGGCAGCAACAGGAAATACTGCAGCGGCGTTCAACACGCACTCTCATTATATCGGTTACACCACTTATGGTAGCGGAACACATGCCCACAATTTAATTTCTAATTACTCTTTAGGCGGAACAGACTATGCCTACACAACCGGCCACAGTCATGTTGTTACTTTGACGGGCAGCACGCAAACACCATCAGAGGTTTCACACGCTCCAGCAAATCTTAGAGTTCACTACATAGTTTTGGCGGTGCAGTAGTGGCGGGCGGTCTTCATTCGGGCGTTTATTCGGGAATGATTGTTGCTTGTTGCGAACCAACCGCCCCCACGGGCTGGTTGTTTTGCGACGGCTCTCAAGTACTTATTACACAATATCAAGACCTTTACAATGCCATTGCAACAACCTACAACACTGGCGCAGAGAGTTCTGGTTATTTCAGATTGCCAGACCTTATAAATAGAATGCCGGCGGGCGCTTCATCCACTGTTGTCGCAGGAACACTCACTGGGTCAAACAGCCACAGCCATTCAATAAGTGGTGCTATAAATGCATTATCCACAAACACAACTGGTGATCATTCGCACAATCAGGCGGGGGGAGCGTACACAGATACTCAGGGAAGTCATGCCCATACTGTGTATGGGGCGAACACAAGCGTTTCCGGATCTAATACCGGCAATGCCAAATCTACCAGCGGAACGTTAGCGAGAGCGTTAGCAAACCACGCTCACTCTGTGGGTGCTAGGGCTACCGACGCAAGTGGAGGGCATTGGCATAATGCCACACCGTCTGGAATAAGCGGGGGCGGAGCCCACAATCATACACATTTGACTATTGCAAACAACGTATCATCCATATCGGCGACAACAACATCTTACGCCCCGGCTCACCAAGTAAAATACATTATTAAGATATGAGTAATACACAAAGCCCAGCAACACTCATCCCTGCAGGAACTATTATGCCCTATCTTGGAGGCGTTCAATCTGCGCCTCCATCCGGTTGGCTTTATTGTGACGGATCTGAAGTTTTAAGATCGTCTTATGGCGATTTGTTCTCTGCGATATCAACCTCATTTGGCTCCACTAGTTCAAGCACATTTACTTTGCCTACGTCTATGAGACTCATGTCCGGAGCAAACAGTTTTGGTGTCGGGAACTCTGGGTTTAGCCACATTCATGCTTTCACAAATACTTCATATGTGAGCACAAATGGTGAAAGCGGACACGGCCACAATTTTAATTCCGCCTCGTCATCATATTATGAGGCAAATCATTATCACGCCTCCAACGGAGCGAACACAAATACTTCAAGCGCAAACACACTATTGGTAAGCGGCACTGCAAATTATACGGCCCGAGATGATCACAGTCATTCGTCTGTTGCCGAGATGAATTTGACATGGGGTCATCAGCATGGTGGAAATGCCGGATCGCTCAATTCGACAAATTCTCATTCTCATGCTCACTACGCTTCAACCGCCCAAAACTCTACCGCACCGAAGTCCGGCGGTTCTGTCATCAGCGATTACCCGCCATACATTTTGGTTTGGCACATAATAAAGACATAGATCAAAAACATAAACAAAGAAGACATGAACTACCTAGGCCTAACTGTTTTTGCCGGGAACACTCCCGGCCTCATTCTTGACTTCGATTCTGCTACTAAAGAATACCTTGTGGAGTTCACCGATGGTCGAGTCGTCAAGACGACCAAGGTCTTCTGGGACAAGACGATCCCGTCTGAGCCAGACATCGCTTTCTATCGTCAGTCTTCAATCGGCAACGGTGAATCCCTTGTCTATGATCCCGAGATCGGTTGGGACATCATCAGCGCAATGGATGACTCAATTGACATCGTAAATGAGCCGTCAGATCTAAATGATTGGGTTGATGACTACACCGACGAAGAGAACAAGGACGAGCATTCGAGCATCGAAGAAAAACTAGACGAGGTTCTCGACACTCTGAACGACCTCGTTGAAAAGGATAAGGCCGTCCATGACAAGTTAGACGGGGAGGATGACAGCGCCGTCCAGAGTCAAGACCATGATGCAACTGAGGATTCTTATTGGGACCGTTCGACAAAGCCGAACCCCATGGCCTACGACGAGGAGTTCCCAGCCGGTAGTTACAACGAGCGCAACCCCGGGACATTAAATCCGACAGCCAAGGTTGCTAAAGACTGCGGCTGTTGGGATGGGTATAAGCGTGTTCCCGGAACAAAGCCCTGCGCTCCCGGCTCTTGCGAGAAGTGTGATGCCGCTCGTAAAGAATCAGCGGCCAAGAAGCAGAGCCCAGAAGAGGCAGTAAAGAAAGTCAATACGGTTCCGCCCTCTGGTGTTCGTGCCAACGCTCGTCGTGCACTCAAGTACATTGAAGAGGGCAAAGCGGGAGACGGTTTCCAAGACGCTACTGCTGATCGTGCTCGCCGCATTGCAGCAGGCGAAGCGCTGACCGAAGAGCACATCAATCGCATGCACTCATTCTTTGAGCGCCATGCTGGAGGTCGTTCCAAGAAAGCCAAGCCCGGTGAGATCACAGCGTGGGATGTTGCGTGGCTCGCATGGGGCGGCGACTCCGGTCGTTCATGGGCGGCTAAGGTAGACGCTCAACTGCATAAGGCGAGACATCCCGGCTCAAAGAACAAGCATTCAAGAGAGTATTGGGAGACAGGCGCACCACACGAGGTGTCCGAGGGCTTTGACTTCGATGACGAGCACATGCGCTCCGATATAGGGGGCAACTCAAATGTACGACATGCCGAGGGTGAGGCCCAGAAGAACCAGCACGGTGATCAAGAGGGCAACCCACAGGCGCGTGGCGTTGGAGATGAGGACGTGTTCTTCCCTGAGCCGCCGCTAGACGTTGCGAAGATCATCAAAGAGCGCACAAGTGATATAGAAAATCCAAACAAGGATGTCTGGGAACAAATGCTTTCGCACAATCATGTTCGTGAAGAAGCCGAGTGGGAAGACAATCATTACGCAAAGAATCTTGAGTGCCCAACCTGCTCAGACCCTCTAGTCGATGGCAACTGCCATGTGTGTGGGTCTAATAAACTTGCCCATGCCGAGAGAGTTGACGGTCTCACAAAGATCGCACTCGCTCTGCAGCCGCAGGCCGCACAACTTGGCAGACTATTTGGCGAAGCGCTAGCCGGTGTTCATGAGTCTGTGACTGAGCCGAGCGAAGACATCTACACCATCCACGTTCATGGCATTGACTCAGACCCCAGCATCGGTGGAACCGGTAACTACAACAGAGAGCATGGCGATTCACCAGAGTATCTAAAAGATGTCGATGATCTTGGCGGCTTCATTGACGCCACTCCCGAGATGGTGATGAACGGTATGCCAACGGTTATTGAACTGGCGGACAGTGACGAGTCAGGCGAAGGCAACAAGGTTGTCAAGGCGCTTGAGAAGTTCTTTGATCAGGTCTTCGGTGACGAGTTCAAGAAGAACAAAGAAGAGTCGAAGGAAAAGAAAAACTCATCTATTCGTACAGCGACAGGAATCCCCGGAGCGTTCGGCTACGGTATGGGATACGCTGCACCGCACAATGATATGGGTGGCTACTCTGTTCCTCAGCAGCAGAACAAGCCTATGGGCACGGAGACACAGCAGCCGATCAGAGAGAACGATCCAAACGACAACTATTGCAGGTATTGCGAGAGCAGTTTCGTTCCCGGCAAGTGCGCCATGCCAAACCTTGCGGATTCTCCGGCGCTAGCCCCGGCAGGATGCGAAGCGGTTAGACATGGAGGCAGCGTCGGTTATCGCTCATCTTCTGTTGTTGATATCGACAACAATCCGCTGGAGACTGGCGAAGTCTACAGAGTGTTCTCCGGTGTGGACAACGAGCCTGACATTGTTAAGGTGACTGATGTCTCTCCCTCAAGCGTCTCTGTTGTCCGTGTTGATTCAGCATTCCCTGACAATGAGGGCGAGCCCTATAAGATCAGCACAGAACAGTTTACGGTTGAGGACATCAGGTTTGACAAGGCCGATCAAGTCAATCCAAACGAAATTGGACTACCGTCTTCTTCTGGACTTGAAGGTACCCCAGAGGTAAACGATGATGCTGGTGTTGGTCAGCAAGACATTGTGGGTGAGACCGACTTGAGCACTGGGCGCAAATCAAATACGCACATTGCTGGCCGTCATTACTATCCTAACCAGCAGAAAGAGTTTATCAATGAGCCCGGCAAGGCTCGCAATCTAGACAAGTTAGTGCTTGAGGGCACACACTATCTAGAGAACGAGACGACCGCTAGCGAGAACTTTGACGACGACTTCCTGTTTGGTGTCTGATGAGAAATAGTCACAAGGGAAGATTTAGAGTTTGGGATAGATCACAGGACTCCTTCAACGGTGAGGATCTTGTCTACAATTTTGACGCCATTGATGAATTAATCGGTGGCGCTAACGGCAGCCCGGGCTCGTCCACAAGCACAGGCTACTCAGGTACCCCGGCAACTTGGCTTGGCTATGGCGATGTCATTCCATCTTCTGATGCTACGAAGTATCCGGGCACAAAGAATTCTGGCTACGAGGCGCAGCAGGGAAGAAGAACTCTCTATAGCGTAGTCTCTGGCCTGAACTACAACGATGTTCCTCTTGGCACCGTCATTGCTTGGTGGCGTCCCGCATCAACTATCGCTATTCCGGATGGGTGGGTCCCGTGTGATGGCCGACAGGTTGAGCAGGCGGATCACTCTTTCCCGATTCCAAGTGCAATCATTCTTCCGGATCTGAGAAATAAGTTTGTTCTTGGTGCCGACGAGACTGTCGCTGGTATCAACGCAGTCAACGGTTACACACTTGCAGCGAATGCTCAGAGCGCACAGAATCAAGAGAACACTTCTCGTCAGTCCGGTGGTTCAGCAATGGTAAGCGGCACGACCGGTGCTCCCGGCGCGGGTTACGATTCAGGTCTTGAAACTTCTGAGCCCAAGTCAGGCAGCAACATACTGAGAAACATCTCTCACTCACATGGTGCTGGAACGTTAGAGATCAAAGATCACGTTCATGCCATTGATCACACACACGTTGTTCCTCCGCATAGGCACTATCTGGGCCCCCACAGTCACGGCATGGATCATGTTCACATGATGCCAAGCCATCAGCACGACTTTAGAATTACTAATAGTTTCTTTAGTGGCCAAGCACGAATATCTACAAGCGATGCCTCGGATGCGTTCACTGAGATAACAGAGGGTCAGACAAAGTACAAGTCAAGACCTGCATCTAGAAACCATGTGCATAAGATTGATATGAATGGTGCGGGTCAAACCGGTGGAAGAAGACCATACGATGATCCGACCCTGCCGGGCTATGCCGACGCCAACACCGCTTTATTCAACATGAAAACATCAAATCCTCAATTGTGGGGATATGCGAATGTCTCGGATCCGGACAATCTTAGATCTGGTCAGGGTTATGGATATGCTTCCGTCACAAGTAGCCCGACAAGCAGAACGGTCGATGTGGCAAACAGCACCATCAACGCTCACACGGTTAAACTAAGCACTGACAACTATGGAAATACAGCGACATTTACCGATCAAAGACTTGACACGGGTCTTAACGGTTCTACAAGTGCTGGTGACATTACAACCGGTGGTGCTTCCAACAACAGTAGAAGCGGAAACATTACCGGGGCAAGTGCTGCTGTTATAGCGGACTCAAAGAAGTTGCTTGGTACAACGACAAACGAAAGCATTTATGTTAATATAAGACCACAATACGTCGGTCTCGTGTATCTAATGAAAGTTAAGGTTGCAACCAACCTAATCTAAGAGGATATGTTTTGGAAGAAATAGTCTTAAAAAGAGAGGCCAGCGTTACCAGCGCAGAGGCATTGGATCAGATCGCAGAATCCTATCCGGATGCGGAGATCCTTTCCTTTCGCAAAATCAAAGAGGCTGGTGCTGACGGTGAGTTTTTCATCACCCGCATCAGGGTCGCTGCAACCGCAGACGAAAGCGATGACGTTGTTTTGGACAGCGAAGACATAGTCATAGAGGACAAGCAGCACGAAGACAAAGAAGAAGAGAAGATGAATAAGATCATCGATCTTCTTGAGAAACTGGTCGATGAGGAAGAGACCGAAGAAAAAGAAGAGGCACCCGCTATCGTCAATGAAACGCCAGACATTATGTCTGACGATCATGAGCGAAAGCCTTTGCCCAAGCCACAGCAGCCCCCACTTGGTGTTGCCGGCGTCGGTTCAGGCATTACCCCAGTCGCTTCTGTTGTTGTCGAGCGTCCTGCTGACGTGTCTAAAGCCGCCGCGAGAGTCGAACTAATTCGAGAGTTCTCAAAAGACTTCAAGGTCGGAGAGATTAAAAAGGCGGGCAATGTCTATCGCGTTTCTCTTGTTAAAAGATCAGAGGACGAAGGCGAGGGCGACTGGAACGTAGATCGTGACTGGTCCGGCGAGGAATCAAACTGGCTTGAGCGAAGACAGCAGATGGAGGAGAACGAAAGAGCCTACCGTCAAGAGGCGTCAGAAAGAGCCAAGCAAAAGGAAAAAGGCAATAGACCTCCCGCTCGTGATATCTACGAAGATCCGAACTATAAGAAGTTGACCGGTCTTGCCAAGAGATGGATCGGTTTGATGGATGAGGCCGGTGCTGAAGACGACGATATCTTGGGCGAAATTGAATGGCTTGCGGAGATGAGTCCCGCTCAACAACAGGCTACAGCAAAAGAAAGATTCAAAGAGTGGAGAAAGTATGGTCAAGACTATGTCCCGAAGAAGAAGAAGAAGAGGAAGACTGTTGCCCCAACGGAGAGACATTCGGTTGATCCGGAGGCTCGAAAACTCCTGTCCGAGTTGACACGATCTGCGGAGGCACAACTATCTAGCGCACAAAAGAGAGAAGATAGTCTTGTGGCGGTGCGCAGACTCAAGGATCTCAAAGACCTTAACGACATGATATTGCGTGTACCAAAGCAGGAGCAACTGTCATTGGTGCAGTCGATCTATGGAGAGCGTCCCGCAAAGCCCAGCATTAGAAATATCAGAAACCAGATCTTTGAGACGGCGAAGCCTCTGCTCAAGACCGACGTTGCCGCTCCTGTTGAGGAGGCCCAACCCAAGCAGAGAAGAGCGCCCGCAAGACCGAAGGGGATGTCTCCGTATTACGAATATCTTTATGATACATACGGTCCGGGCAAAGAGAACTATGACAAACTGAGATGGCAGAGAGAACAAGCCGAGTACAAAAAGAATCCCGAAGAGGCAGAGAAAGGGTGGGCTTCCGTTTAACAACGGCAAGTAAATAATAGAATGATTACAAAGTATGCCAAAGCAGAGATTCTTGATGTTCGAACAAGCAAGTCTCGTCACAAGAATGCTAGCCTAGAAAAGTTTGCCTCAATCGGTGAGGACACCGACTTTCGCTTAGAGGATGGTTACATCTACACGAAGGTGCGAGCCATCTCCAGTCGTGTCAATAAGAACAATGACGGCTGGCCCGCAGAGGAACTAGCCAAAGCGTATAGAACTTTTATTGGCAAGCCTATCTTTGTTGACCACAACAATAGCGATCCCCAAAGAGCCCGTGGTGTTGTGGTGGATGCAAGACTTCATGTCGAGGAAGATCTTCAGAAGGCATCGGCGCTTGATCCGTATTACGCTGCCGCTCCTGACAATCACAAGCCGCCCACATGGATCGAACTCCTGCTAGAGACAGACGCCCGTCAGTTCCCCAAACTTGCTCAGGCGATTATCTCTGGAGATATCGACTCGGTTTCAATGGGCGCAAACGTTGATAGAACCCAGTGCAACATCTGTCACAACTGGGCGACAAACGTAAAAGAGTATTGTGATCACATCAAAAGCAAGGGCGCGACATTCGATTTCTTTGAGTCAAGCAACGGGGCAAAGACAAGTCGTAAATCATATGAGGATTGCTACGACATCCACTTCTTTGAGATCTCCTACGTCTTTGATCCCGCCGACTCTACGGCTCTAGTGCTTGACAAGATTGCCAGCATGAAGACAGCGGATCTACCACAGTCAGATCTTGCAAAGGTTCCGGATAGAGTTGACACCCTTCGTCAAGAGAAGGCGTGTCCTCAGTGTGGCAATGAGATGGAGAACGGTAAGTGCGAGGTCTGCGGTTATGACCAGCCAGATGATGTGAATCTTAACGATGCACAACCTCCGGCCAGTCTTGGTGATCCAGATATCGAAGCAGCCAAGAGTAATCTCTCTGAATTAGGACCAGAGCCTGAGCAATTACCCGGTCCGAATTACGGTGAGATGATCCCAAATGCTCCGAGCGGACTTCCTAATCCTGCAATGAAGGGCCCGGCTGGTGCAATGAATCCGTTGGAAAATGCACCGGGCGGAATGGCATTCTCTACTGTAAAAAGTTCTGATGCCACGGTTGTAAATAACGAATGGGAAATTGTTAAGGATGCTGGTTTGTTGACGAGAGTCGAGAAACCGATTCTACCTCCCAATCGTATTACAAACGATAAGGTTGTTAATCCAAAAACACTGAAGAATCCACAGAAACCTGTCGAATCGAATACGAAGGAAAACCAAAACATGAGTACAGAAGACAAACTCGGTGAGGCTCTGAGCAATCTTCAGGAGTATCTTGCTTCGAAGACTGCTGCCGAGCCCACATGGAGCGACGGGCATACCGAGCATCAAGATCCCGCTATGGCTGTTGACGCTGGTCCTGCTCCCGCAACCATGACTTTCCCCGACGAGGGTCAGGAAGATCCTGTCACCTCTGAGGTCGGCTCTGCTGGTCAGGGCCCAATTGGCGTTGCTGCTTCTGTTGATAAGGAGGCTGGCGAAATGCCCGACTTTATTAAGGAAAAGATGAAGGATAAGGACGAGTCCGAAGAGAAGGACGAGAAGGAAGAAGAGAAGGAAGAGGAAGAGAAGGACGAGTCCAAGAAGGAAGCCGCCGCTGAGGAATCAGAGGAAAAGGACGAGGACGAAGAAGACGAGAAGGAAGAGAAGAAGGAAGCCGCCTCAAAGTCCGAGGATAAGGAAGAGGACGAAGAGGAAGAAGAAGAGGAAGAGGAAGACAAGGCTTCTAAGAAGATGGCGAAGGCGCTTGGCGTCAAGCGTCATCAGGTTCTGGCAATGCTCGACGCTGCCGGTACTGATCTCGTTCTTGATGTCGTTGAGGAAATGATCCTCGACAAGAAGGCTGTCAAGAAGGCCCGCAAGCAGGCTCGCAAAGAGGCTGCCGAGCATGGCATCTCTGTCCCCGGCGCTGAGGCGCAGGATCGTGTTTCCGTCGATGCTCCTCTTCTAGAGGAAGTCGCCCCCAGCACAATGACATTCGGCTCGGATGATTTCCATATCACCGATCCCGTCACAACTGGCGAGAACGCTAACGCCCTTGGTGGTCCAATCGGCACAGCGTTTGCTAGTGAGGATGACGTGCGTTCGCACATCTTCCGCTCACTGCGTATCGCCGAAACCGAAATGAAACTCGGTCTAATTGAAGAAGGTGAGAAGTTCGAGCGTGCGGCTTCATTGGAGAAGGAATCTTCTCAGGAACTAGACGCTCGTGAAGAGACACTTAGTCGTGTCCGTGAGAACGCAAAGGCTGCTCCTTCGAAGAAGGTCGCCGGTCGCGTCCCCTCACTCAAGACGGCTGGATTCCAAACACAGTCTTCAACGGTTGTGTCATCAGAAGAAGTTGATGACGCATCCTTGTTTATGTAATATCTCAAAATAATAAGAAGAGAAACAGGAGATAATTCCAACATGCTAAGACTACAAAAACTAGCAAATGTAAACAAGCGCCGCACGCTACGCGCCATGTACGCGCAGACACAAGCGTACCCGTATGCTGCGACTCTTGACGCTGAAGTTGATCGCACCAACACAGATCCTTTCGGTGGCACTGAATCAGGCAAGGCCGCAATTTGGCCGGGCATGGTCGCCCTAAAGACTGTCGGCGAGAACGTCCGCCCGCAGTTCGATGCAAGCGACTCAAGCCCCCGCCGTCCGTTCGGTCTCTTCGCCAACTTCGTTGGCGGCGAAATGGATGAACTTGGTGATCGTTCTGAGGTCGGCGTTTGGCGTGGCACAGGCTCGGTCTTCGAGATCCTAGCCCCTGTGTTCGTTGACGATGGTCTCGCCAGCGAGGCCGCTGCCGAAGACGGCACAGCCTCGAACGAAATCTACATGAGCGCCGACGACACCAGCCGTCTTTACTGGGACAACGGTGCTCGTCCCGGCATTGACTGGAATCAGGCTACGGCCCGTCTGGTCAAGCGTCTTTCAGACCGCGCAATCATTGTCGAACTTCTAGTCTAATATTAAAAGGAAATAAGAACTATGAGCCTAGTAACAGCCAGAAAAGCGGTCTCAAGCGCAGAGTACGAGCAGAAGTTGGCCAACCTTCCCAAGTTGACATCGTCACAGAAGAAGGAGCGCCTCGCTCAAATCCTCGCCGATAAGACCAACGCGATGCAACGCATCGGTCAGGGTATGATCGGTCCGATCCAGATCCGCCTTCGCTACGAAGGTATCGTCCGCAACGTTCTCGTTGAGGATACACTGGAGCGCGGTCCTCTCATGCCTTACGACATCCTTGACGATCTCGGTATGGCGTATGTCCTTAACCAGACAGACGCTGAGGTCAAGGTGCAGGTGTTCGAAGGCAAGCAAGCCTTCCCGAACCTCTTCCGCATCGCGGCATTCCCGCGTGTCCGTAAGGAAGATCTCTACTACCTCCGCGTGAACGCCATTGAGTACGCTCAGGACGAGTCACGTCAGGCCATCCAGAAGCAGGAAGACTATCGTCTCATCCTTCTCCTAGAGTCCGCGATTGTCGATTACGGCAACGCTGGCCTCAATCCGGTCGGTGGTACACAAACAGGCATCTCCGCTGGTCCTTCGGGTCACAACAGCGAGAAGACCGTCCTCGTCGGCAGCGGTGCTCCGCTTGAGCCGGTGGACTTCTACTCAGCCGTCTCGATGGTTGAGATCGAACAACTAGAGGCCAAGCGCATGCTCATGCATCCGCAGGATATGCGTGACCTCTACACATGGGACATCAACATGACGGGCTGGGCCTTCAAGGACAAGGTCGTCAATGGCGAGACCATCACACAGTTCGGTGAGTTCCAACTCATGAAGTCGGTCATCGTGCCGCAGGGTGAGGTCTTCCTCGCCGCCGAGCCGAACTACGTCGGCGTCTTCCCCGTCATGTACTCTCTCGACGTGGAAGAGAACCATCAGGTCGAGCAGTTCTACAAGGGCTTCGTCATGGACGAACTCGTGGGCATGCTCGTGCTCAACGCTCGTGGTCTAGCGCGTATCCTCAAGTCGAGTTCTTACGCCACCTCGGGTGTTGTCACCAACATCGCCGAGCGCGGCCTCTACTCGTAATCTTACGAGTCAAGGAAATGAGAACAGGGTCGGGGCTTATGCCCCGGCCCTCTTCTTTTTGTTAAGTACTTTGATATAATAAGAAATAGCCATGCATCCAAGAATGATCTTGGAGCAGTCACATTAGGAGAACATCATGGCGACTAAGAGCACGAAAAAGGTTATTCGTAACCTTCACCCTATGCCGGTGAACCTGCGCTTTGGTTCTAAGCGCGATCCGTATTACATCACACTCTCTCGTAGAGGCACTCTAGGTGATGTAGTTGAGGTTCCGGCAGACTTCACAGATCACCCGGACTTCAATCGCAATGCCGGTGTTACGTTTGAAATCATCAGTAGCGCCGAAGCCAAGAAGATCCAGTATGAAACAGCGACTGTGCAAACCGCAATGAGTTCCGACAAGAACTTCAAGATCGAGCGCATGGAGGACACCTCCACAACGGTCGGTCTAGTCGATGCTAATCCGAAGAACGGTGGTGTCATCAGAACCGGTGACACAAACCCGATGAAGTCTCGAACGAGGGGCACGGTAGAGAACCCGATCCCTGAGTCTCGTGGCGAAGGCGATGCGCCTCCGGTGTCGCCCGACCTCCCAGCATTCGGTGGGGTTGAGAAAAGCAAGTAGTTAATAGTGGGGATCGCCTCTTTTTGAGGCGATCCCTTTCTATTAATAGGTGAGATGTCCTTTGGCTACGAGCGACAAAAGCGTGTCTTCATCAATGACACCGCCCTCCTCAACGCTTATATCTACGAGGCGGACGATGAAACTCTTATCCCGTTAACCGCAATAAATGCTGCGCTGTTCACGGTTAAGAAGCCGTCGGAGGAGACACCCACAATTTCCAATGACTCCGGCACCATCATTGCCGACGGCCATGCGCAGTACCTTGTCGATTCTCTTATCGTTGATGAGCCGGGCGAGTATCTTGCCACCGCTCAATTTGTTCTGAACAATGGCGAGAAGAGAACGATCATCGTTGACTTTGATGCGGTCGATCCGTTTGAGACAACTGGCGCGAGCCCTGTCGATCCTTGGGTTGATCTAACGTGGCGTAAACTAGAAGACTGTTTTGATTCAGAAATAGGCGGACCTTGGCTTAGAGACATGACTCTCGCTAGGTTTGACAAATCAAAGATCAAGGTTCTTCTGCCGGACGCTCTGCTCGATATCAACTTCCAGCAGCCAATTACGGGCTTTACAGAAGACTCTTTCCCACTTGATAATGGTGGTGGAGCGCTCCTGTCCCAGTCGCTTCTGGTCGTCACGATCCGTCACCTCATGAGATCGTATGCCGAACAGCCGGACACAAACAATTCCCCTGTCGCTTTCCTTGATCGCAGAAGATATCAAGAGACATGGGGAAAGATGCTTGAAGTTGAGGAGGCTCAGTATCGCCGCGTACTGGCCCTATGGAAGCGCCAGTACTTCGGTCTTGGGAAGAGCAAACTTCTTGTTGCGACGAAGGCTGGTCGCCTCATTCCTGCGCCTATGCGCACACGCTACATGGGCCGAGGCTACAACTAGGGTGGTGGTTAAATGACTGCCGTCCAAAGAAAATACGGACCTACCGGACCTACCGGACCTCAAGGTCCTCAAGGCGACAGCGTTACTGGACCAACTGGTCCTGACGGGCTGTTTAGAGCGACCAGTATTCTGTACTCACCAGTGCCCGCTGTGGTTAATGAGTTCGAGAAAACCGAACATACCGTAGCGAAATATCTTCTTCAGGCCATCCAAGAGTCTGATTCGTATGCCACAGAGTTCCAACTAATACATAATGGCACAGACATAGATTGGGTGGAATACGCAACATTAAATATTGGAACACTAGAAGTAAACCTGACGGCGGCAGTCGAAGGGATCAATATACGGGTATACGCCGACAGTCCATCTGCGACATCATTAAATCCGGTGTATATCAAGATCGCACGAATAGACAATTAGGAGAGAAATGGCGGCGGTTAATAAAGATTTCGTTGTAAAGAATGGCCTACAGGTCGGCGGTTTAACTACGCTTGCTGTCGCTGCGGGTAACTCAGGCTCAATCAAGATCCCTGCAGGAGGCGACCCCGGTACGCCACAGACGGGTCATCTCTGGAACAACTCCAATGTCCTGAAGTTTTACAACGGCTCTGCAACAAAAACAATTGCGTTCACCGATTCGACCCTGACGGGTACATGGAACGGTAGCGTCATCGGCCCGACCTATGGTGGTACGGGAGTCAACAATGGTTCGAGCACTATCACTATTGGTGGCAATGTAACATTCTCTGGGGCCTACACAACCTCATTCACCGTCGGGGCAAATACAAACCTAACCCTGCCGTCAAGCGGCACGGTTGCTACGCTATCAAACAAACTTAGCGATTTTGCCAGCACCACTTCTTCGGAACTAGCCTCCGTTATCTCCAACGAGACCGGAACTGGCGTTCTTGTCTTCGGTACATCTCCGACATTCACAACGTCCATTGATGGTGGCGCAACGTTTGCCGCGTTCGCTTCATCCACAAGCCTTACAATCGGTGGAACGTCAAGTGCTCAAACACTAAACATCGGCTCCGCCTCAACTGGTTCATCAACTTACAACATTGCAACTGGTGTAACCGCAAACGGCGAGACAAAGACGGTCAACATCGGTACGGGCGGTGCGACTGGCTCAACCACAAACATCTACCTAGGCGATGCTGACGGCGGCACAGTAACTGTCAATAAAGATCTTACGGTCCAAGGCGACCTCGTTGTTAACGGCACAACGACAACCGTTAACTCAACCATTGTCACCGTTGACGATATCAATATTGAACTCGGTGCTACCGCAAGCCCATCAGACACAAGCGCTGATGGTGGCGGTATCATCCTCAAGGGCACAGGCGATAAGACACTCCTCTGGGAGAACGACACCGACTCTTGGGTCTCGTCCGAGAACTTTGATCTTGCCTCTGGCAAGACCTACAAGATCAATGCCGTTGATGTCCTCACTCCGCTCAAGTTGGCGCTCACAAACGCGTCCATTCTTGCTCCGAACTCAACAAGCGTCACATCTGGATCGGCTACGTCAATCGGTTCGTTTGCGGCTGCGGACTTCAGATCTGCAAAGATCCACGTTCAGTTGACGCAGAGCACAGACTATATGGCGACAGAGATCCTTGTTGTCCATGACGGCACAAACTGCTACTCCACAGAATATGCGAGGGTTCAGTCCGGTAATACGATTGATGCCACACTGGATGTAGATATCTCAACCGGTACGGTTCATCTCTACCTAACTTCGACCTCAGCCTCCATAGGCAGCCCAGTTGTCGCCAAGGTGGTTGTGCAGGCAATCACCGTCTAGTATGTCGTTTGAGCCGGTAGACCCATTTGACTTTGGTGAAACCCTGTCCTCTTCGGACATGGAACAGATCAGAGTCAATCTAGATGATCTTAATTCGCGCATTTTCGTATGCACATCGTTGACGCACCCCGCCGTGCCAGTCGACAATATGCTCATTTATGAGACGGATACGAATAAGATTTTTCATTATGATGCGGCTCTAACAACTTGGCATGAGTATTCTGGTTTGCAAGGCCCCACCGGTCCAACTGGTGCAACTGGCCCTGTGGGCAACATGGGCAATACGGGTCCGACCGGACCCACCGGACCCACCGGTCCCACCGGCCCTACGGGTCCATTAGGTCCGACCGGCGCTGCCTCAAATGTAACAGGTCCAACAGGAACTCAAGGTCCTACCGGTCCCACTGGTCCTATCGGAGACTCTGGTCCAACAGGTCCTCAAGGCGTCACAGGCCCTACGGGTTCGACCGGGCCGACTGGCCCGACAGGATCAACGGGCCCAACGGGCGCTCAAGGCGTCACGGGTGCTACAGGCGCTGCTTCAACAGTCACCGGTCCGACCGGAGCACAGGGACCTCTCGGACCTACGGGGCCCACGGGTGCAACTGGTTCACAGGGTGCCGCCTCAACAGTCACGGGGCCGACAGGAGCACAAGGCATTCAAGGACCTACGGGTCCTACAGGAGCCGCCTCTACAGTTACCGGACCGACCGGTTCTACAGGCGCTCAGGGCGCTACAGGCCCTACTGGAGCCGCATCTAACGTTACCGGTCCCACAGGACCTACAGGACCTGCTGGTGCAACTCTAATAGGGTGTAGATTATACAATCCAGATGCCACTCTAATCCCGGCGAGCGGCGGATATACCCCAATACCTTGGGCGGCAGAATCCTATGATACAGACAGTATGCACAGCACATCGTCTAACACTGACAGGGTGACCATAAATACCTCTGGGAAGTATCAGTTTTCTGCGCAGATCACCTACTACATACCAGACGATGGGGAAGTCTATCTTGTTCTTGGGGCATACAATTCCGGCGGATCACTAGTAAAATATTTTTCAATGATTTCTCATATCGGTCCTGCTGCCGGCAGTAATGCGTCACTAGAAATTTCTGGAACATACGATCTTACTGCTGGACAATACGTCAAAGTTCTTCTTGCTTGTTGGGGATCTCAAGACGCCTCTACATATCAGTATCATCCTAATGCGAATTTTCAGTCGGCTTTTTCCGCAACAAAAATCGGTTAGTATGATATAATGCAGCCATGAGGGTTGCAGTCTATAGTATTTCCAAAAACGAAGAGCAGTTCGTAAAGCGGTGGATCGCCTCGGCCAAAGATGCTGATCTTATTCTCCTTGCGGATACGGGCTCTACAGACAACACTGTCTCTCTTGCCAAAGAGTGTGGTGCTGAAGTCATTGAGATCAAAGTTGATCCTTGGCGTTTCGATGTGGCAAGAAACAAAAGTCTTGAGGCAATCCCCGAGGACTTTGACTACTGTATCGCCCTAGACATTGACGAGGTTCTGCTTCCGGGCTGGCGTGAAGAACTAGAGAGGATGCATGAGCAGGGCGTCATGCGTGTCCGTTACCAGTACACATGGTCGTGGAAAGAAGACGGTACCCCCGGACTTCAATACGGCGGAGACAAGATCCACACACGCAAAGATTACGTCTGGCGTCATCCTGTGCACGAGGTTTTGCATTCGACCAAGCCAGAGGTGCAGGGCTGGTGTGGCTTAGAGATACATCATTTCCCGGACAACACCAAGTCTCGATCTTCTTACCTGCCATTGCTTGAGTTATCAGTGGAAGAGGATCCAGACGACGACCGCAATGCCTTCTATTTTGCTCGTGAACTTTTCTTTTATAACCAGTGGGAAAGAGCAGCGGCTGAGTTTAGGCGGCACCTAGCCCTACCACGCGCTGTATGGGCCCCAGAACGCGCCAGATCGATGCGCTATCTCGCAATCATAGAAGAAGACCAGCGCGAGCAATGGCTCTTAAAAGCCTGCGCAGAGTGTCCTGAGAGACGTGAGGGGTGGGTAGAACTGTCACTCTATCATTATATGAGAGAAGAATGGGAGCCGACACTAGCCGCCGCAAAGCGGGCGCTTTCGATCACAGACAAACCACTTGAGTATCTTTGTGAGGAGTTCGCATGGGGGTCTGATCCGTATGATCTTGCTGCGGTAGCCTGCCACCACCTCGGTCTCAAGAGCAGAGCGATTGCCTACGGGGAAGAGGCTATCAAATTCGCACCAGAAGACGAAAGACTAATAGCGAATTTAGCGTTATATCGTGCCTCTAATAAGTAGGCATGCCTTCCTATTACAATAGCGGAATCCTTTATGTGTCTCCGGGCACAACGTTCGAGGCAACCCTCGATTCAGTGTATACCGGTGGCGGGCACACGTTCCGCATATCTATCATCGATACGCCGACCGGCGGGTATTTCCTAGAGCCCACTTCTGAGGGCATCTACGAGAACCCTGAGGGCAGCGGCATCTACGCTTGGAGCGGTGACGCCCCACCGACTACAGGCCAGTACACGATCTACTGGGATGATGGCGGCGACCCGGCAGAAGTCTATGCGGTAGAAGACTTCATCGTAACCGGTCAGCCACTACTTTGGGCTGCCGGACAGAGCAGTCAGAACATGCTTCTTGGCGTCCTCCCTGAGGGTGTCGTCCACATTGTGGACATGAAAGACGTGGGGCCACCGTCCACTCCTCAGGAGATTAAAAGACACAGGCGTCAGGTGGGCGATATGTTGCGACGTTACGGCCAGCCCGTAGTGCACAGGCATATGTATACGCTTGATGATGTCGCTAGCGGTATCGCCAAGAAATGCCCAGCGTGTTTTGATGACGCCTATAGTCAGGTTAGAAATGACTGCCCAGTCTGTTATTCGGTTGGATTTGTTTCCACAGAGAATAGTGAAACAATGTACATCGATTCGGATGGCAATCCGACAATGGATTCGACTTCGATTGTTGCGCCGAAGTATGGTGGCTTCGCTCAACCGACCCTCACCCTAATGGTGCAGCCAGATGTTCCGATAGATCTATTCAAGATTAATGAAAGAGGTGTGCTCACTCGCATTGAGGATGCGACGGCCCATACATACTTCACGCCATATTTTGCGGACAACGACATACTAATCACTGTAGAGGTTGCTGTCGACGGCTACAGCATTAAAAACGTTCTAGATCATTACCAAGCAAAGAAGGCAAACCAGCATACAATTCGTGGCTGGGGGAAAAGGGTAAGGAATCAAAATCAATACATCGTTTCTCAGCAGTTTGAGATGGCGCTGGTTCCACCGAACAGCGTCCTCAAAAATGTCTCACCGGGTCCAGTCTCATACGGGTTGGTGTAAATGGGAGTCCTAGAGACATATGTCATAGGCAAAGGGGTTCTTGAGTCCGAGGATACAAGGAATCTGCTGCTTGATTCGGAAACAATTATTGGCGCGGCAGTACCGTCTGCATCAGACATACGTCATTCGATTGATGCTGGCCGCGCCGCTTCTTTCGTGGTTATCACAGATATAGATCTGTTGTCCGCTATCGATTCTGGCTCTGCTATAGGTGTTGGGATTGTCTCTTCGTCGCTTGCTTCCGTTGTCAATATCTCCGATCTAGTCGTGGGCCTCGGTGTAATATCCGCAGTTCAAGGCGATCTTCTAAGCACCGTTATTGGAATCGCGGAAGTTTCCGCTGATGAATCACAAGACCATGAAGACGCACAGAGAGTGGTCGGGAAAGCGAACATCTACGAGGGTGAACAGGATGTATCAGGAACTGTCATTGGCCTTGGCGATTTGAACTGGCCCGCCAGTGGTGGCAAAGATAGATACAGTGCAATAGATTCCGGAACAATCATTGGCTCAGGCACACCATCAACATCAAAAGAAGGCGCAGACTTCTTCCTGTCAGGGGAAATTAACGCTCATACGAATTGCGGTAGCGGATACGGTGATGAGTTTGTGTTGGACGAAACCGCTCTTGATGATCCCGTAATGACTCTGGGCGAGAAATTTATTCTCAACACAGACACAGTTGATTACTACCTTCTTACGGGAGTGGCAGAAATCAGATCAATGTTTGATGAGAGTGGTACGGTCGTTGGCGTTGGTGAAACGAATAGCGAGAACCCAGACGCTCTAGGAAGAATCTCTTCCAAGGGCTTCACGGAGACTGGGTCAGCAGAAGGCGAAGGTATTATCGACGCCCACATCGCCACAACTCTTGACGGCGGCACAATCGATCTGTACGGTAATCCGCTGAACGATGGAATTGTTACCGGTGTCGCAGACATCGGGACAGCCGTGGAAGCGGTCGTTCTTAATGCAGCCGCAAACGCAATTGCCGACAAGTTTGCACTAAGGTATTCAATCTCTTCAATTGACAGTTATACTTATGTGCCCGCTCTCGCTGGAGTTATCAAAGGGTCCACATCGCTTTCTGTCAATCTTGAAGTCGCTGTGTCTCTTGAGGGGTCACCGGCAGGCGTCTCCTCACTCGGCACGACCAACGACTCATCATCGGGAACTCCGTTCGGCACCCCAATCAGTACCTCGACATCAAGATACGATTATACCTATCCGTCTGGGACATCTTTCCCTGTATCGCCTTCCGATGGCGATCTGTTTTACAGATCGGATGAGGACAAATATTACATTTATCGTGCATCGTCATCCTCTTGGGCTCAGACCAACAGGCCTGAAGGCAAATACGATGTTGGAGAATACTCGTAATGCCTTTAAGACCAGAACCAGCAGTACAATACAAGCGCCTAATAAAGCGAACCCTTGTCTCTGCGATGAGAACTGTATTCTCTGCAGAGTATCCGGATCCGCAATTAAGAGACCTTTATGTGTCTACCGCGTTCCCTCTAAAGAGAGAGCAGTTCCCTGCGGTAATCGTTTCATACAACGAATCTCATGTTAAGAACGCTGGTGTCGCTCACTTTGAGGAGATCTATGATGACAACTTCCTCACCAATAGAACAAAGCATTTCATGTTCGAAGGAAGTATAGAGATGACATGCTATGCACTGTCGCCGCTAGATCTCGACATCCTCTCAGACAGCGTCATGGAACTGCTGGCGTTTGGAAGATTCGACAATCTTCTCAACAAGTTTTTTGAAACATTGTATGAAAACATCAGCGATTCCGCACAGATATCGCTACATTCGGATTACCTGTCTGGCACAGGTGACACGACAATGAGCACCCTCTGGGGCTCAGAAGATCTTCTTGTATACCAAACCGGATATACAATTGCATGCAGTGGCGGCTTCTATAGCACGCTCACTGAAGATGATATAACTAACTACATTGATCACATCGTCGTATACGGCGGTCAGGCCTTTGAAGAAGAGCAAGAAAAACTATTGGAATTGTTTGGTAGTAATACACCCGATCCCTTCTATGTAAAGGGTAGAGGAATTGCTTCTTCATAACGGATACCCAATTAATCTGACCGTTGCTGACGTATAATTTTTGATTGGAGACAACTTAAACGAATGGCTGGTTATCAAAAACCCGGAATTCTAATAACAGAGGTCGATACACCTAATACGACCCTTGTTATTGATCGCCCCACAGTCGTGGGATTAGTCGGTAAAGCGCGTGGCAATGAGGTTCGCAGTGAGGTTGTGCATCTCGTAGACAACGACGAGTACACCTTGACTGGTGTGAATGTTCAGACCTCGCCCGCTTCTACATTTGTCGTAAGAGACATGAACCTTCTTAACACGGTTTATGAATCCGGCTCTTCTTATGATTACACGTTGACAACAGTCAATGGCGTCACAAGCATTAAGAGAAGTTTGCACACGACGATGACCTCAACAGAGAACGTTGTCTGTGTTACTAAGACAACAGATCCGTCTGGTGTTACGACCAACAACGTTACGTTCAATTACAGTAACGCTTCTTCGACTGTAACACCCAGCAATGGCGGCAAGGTCACCGTCAGTAGTGGTTCCAGCCCTACCGATTTGGACGTTTCAGTTCAGAGAGCCGGCAAGTACGCTTTGACTACAGACTATACGGTCAACTCTTCAAACGGCAGAATCACAAGAGCCGCCTCGGCGTATGGTCCCGATCCCGCAGACTGTCACATCATGAGCGGTCAGACGGTATACGTCACCTACACCACAAATAGTGGCGCAAACACCTACACAGATGAACTCGTCACTTTGACGGGCACAACTGCCGCAACACTCAGCAACGAGTCAGAAGGTGTTGACGTTTCCTCAATCGTTGTAAGAAATCAATCAAACATGGGTGACTCTTCCGCCGATGTTGTGGTGTTCACCGCAGGCACAAACGGCAATGCTGGTATTGATTTTGAGTTCGAGTTTTCTCCAGGCGCCCTTGAGGCGACATCTTACACCATGACTCGCAATGTTGACGGCCCGACAACAATGGGTCTTGTCACAAACAGCGTGGATGTTAGAATTGATTACGCTTACATCCCTCAAGACTACTACTACCCAACAGTCTTCTCTTCTCTGCAAGAAGTTGAGAACAAGTATGGTCCGGCTTTTGATTCGAGTGGTAGTGTTGCGAACCCGCTGTCTGCGGCGGCATACATGTGCTTTAGATCTGGCTCCAACGAGATCATTACGCAGGCTCTGTACACGGAGAACGAGGATGGTACTCGCATTGAAGGATCTGAATCGACGGTCGCAGACTGGGAGACAACGCTTCAGTCTCTAAGGGGTCAGACGTCGATCAATGTTCTTGTCCCGGTTGTCGGCCAGAACGATACAATCACCAACGCCACAATCTCTTCGATTCAATCTGCAGTTGTGAGTCACATCTCTTACATGAATCAGGACAATGAATATGTCATTGCCTTATTCGGTGAGGACTCCACAAGCACAACGGCAACCGCTGCAAATCTGCCGACCATGGCGACACTACGCGAGCATGCTCAAGTTCTTTCTCAGCAGGTGCTGTCTGAAAGAACCGCGCTTGTCTCTCCGTCGGCATTCAAGTATGTCAACCCCGTCACCGGTAGCACATCAGATATCGGTGGTCAGTATGTTGCAGCCGGTCTTGCAGGCATGCTTGCAAGAGACGCTGTCCAGAGTTCGTTGACACGCAAGACTGTTGTCGGTATCAGCGACGTGGCCATCTACAGAAACGAGACAGACAAGAACACCGACGCCTCATACGGGCTCATGGTTCTTGAAACAAAGAACGGTGTTGTGCGTGTACGACATGCCATCACCACCGCTGTCGGTGACGAGACAAAGCGCGAACTCAATGCAATGCGCTCCAAGTTCTTCATGATCGAAAGCATTAGAAGAAACCTCGATGAGAACATCATCGGTCGCATCATCAATGACAATCGCGCTCCGTTCATTGTCTCAACCGCAGTGAGCAGTGTTCTTGAATACCTCAGAAACAGTGGGGCAATCGCGTCTTACAACGGCGTTTCTGCCAGCAAGAATGGTAATTCGCCGACCTCAATGACCGTTCGATTCACATATGCTCTGCCATATGCGGTCAACAATATCGAAGTTGTTCTCTCAATCGACTCCGCCAGCGGGACTATTACTGGCCAATAAGGAATAGAATATGGCAGATAATTTATCATACAGCACTCGTCAAAAGTTCCGCGTCGGCGGCTCTGGGTTTACCGCCTTCTATTGGAACGGCAAAGTCATCGGCTTCGCTCAAAACGTAACGGTTCGTTCACCCTCACCAGTAACAAATCCTGTGCCGATTCAGCCCATGGATGCTCGCTACCCGCTCCAGATCATTACTCCGGGTGCGATCACCGAAGGCTATCTTGATGTCGGCCTCCTAGAACTCTACAAGACTAAGGTCTGGGATCGTCTAATCAAGGCAGCCCTTGGCGAAAGCGCAAAGCCTGCTAACGATCTTGCAGATGTGTTCTTTGCAATGGCGTCAACCTCCACGCCCATCAATGCCCTCAAGATGATTATCCCTCCGCAGAATCTTCAGGGCGATACAGAACTCAAACCATACGGTGAGATCTATCACAACTGCGTCATCACTGCCATCGATGATGGTGAAACAGTCGATGTTCGCACAATGGAAATCGTAAAGAACGTTACTATCGCATACACGCATGCTACTCGCACAGGCAACGATGTCGGCGCTATCGGCGCATCAGTCGGCGGATGGGGCACAACGCTTTATCCAAGCGATGACGCCTATCGCGGCGGCTTCCAAGATCAATAGTAATACAAACATCGTTAGTTAAAGAGCCGCCCTTAGAGGCGGCTCTTTTTTTGCTATCATGCCATAAACATCGGTGACATAAGGTATGAGGTAACCATTTTGCAAAACGATCTTTTTTCTGAAGTCTTTGATGGTGCGATAGATCAGTACTTTGATGAGGCTTCGGTAACAGAAGAGGAACAAGATTTTCAAAATGAAGAGGAAATAGAGCCCTCTTTAAAGAGCGACATTGAAAACTTGCTTACAAACGGTCGAATTTTTAAAGAAATCGAATTGGCCGGCCACACTTTTGTCATGAGAACACTAACAATTGGCGAAGAATTAGCAGTCGCTGAAATTTGTGGTGCGTATGATGGCAACTTTGCACAGGCTAAGGCGATTGCAACGGCAACAGTTGCGGCCTCCATCGAAACAATTGATGGCAGACCACTCATGAGATCTCTCGGACCGGATGCCAAGAACAACATCAGACAGAAATTTCAGTACATAAGAAACAAATGGTATTGGGTGATCATAAATGATCTGTATGAACACTACGAACTTCTACTCGGCAGACAGATCAATGCGTTTCAAGAGTTAAAGGGAAAATAATAGAGGAGTCGGGCTACTGGCAGGCCCTCTTCCGACTCCTAGAAAGACAAGGGCTCCTCAAAGGTGATGTGAATCACCTACAGCGTCTGGCTTTGCAAGAAATAATCAAGGGAGAGATCCGGGATGAAAACAAAAAAGAATCAATGCGATTCAAAGTTCAGACCGCTCTCGCTTTCCCTGAGGCTGCAGCAAAGATCTTCTCTCAGTCTGATGAGAACAATGAGTTTATTGCAGGCATTGAGGAACTTGATCCGGATAATCCCGGCTTCTCACAGGAGGGCATCGACAGCATGCTTTCAGCCCTTGAGAGTTTCGGCTTCCACATTGAGGATATGTAATGGCTGAACCGATCAATCCTCCTCATGGGTCAGACGACGCTCTTGTAAAAGTAATTAAAGAACTCCGCTCTCAGGTTCAAAACCTGAGTACCGCTATTAAGACACTGTCCGGAAACGTTGACGAACAAAAGGATGCGCTTCAGAAGGTTCCCGCTGCAAAACTTCGCATGTATGAGAGGGCGGCAAAAGAAGAAGGATTTGTGACCCCGTCTGGAAGAGCAGACCTAAAGAGATATGCAAAAGACCGTGGCTACGATAGCATTTCAGAACTTTGGCAAGAAGAATATACTCGCATATCTCGTGCTGGTGGAAGCGGTGTCAGCGGTCTGTTCAAAACTCTTATGGCTTCTGGGTTGCCAGATCCGGAGAAGGCGTTACCTTTTGCGAGTTTTGGAAGAGCGTTTTCAGGCGGCGGAACCACACGAGCGTATGCTTTTGGTGAACTGATTAGACAGGCCTCGGTTAGATACAGACCCGAGGGTTCAAAAGCATACGATGCGCAAGGAAGAATGATTCCCTATTCCTCTGGTGTCGGACTGGGGGCGCTATCGCCAGAACAAAAACAAGCGATCCTTGCTCCGGGAGTGCTTGATGATTTGATTCTAAACCAAGAGGTTACGGGGGATCCTAAACTCAGAGCACGGCAAATCAAATTAGCCAAGGGGGAATTCCGAACAGCGGAGGGGGCAGGAAAAGCAAGAGAGGATATCGTTAATCATCTACTAGGGCGTGGACAAAGCCTTGAGATGCTGATGAATAGCGAAAGCCCTCTCATTCGTAGCGCAGCCAAAACTCTTTCTAGCGGAACAGGAGTCATGGGAGCGCTCGGCGGTCTTGCAAGTCGCGTTGGATTTGGTGCCGGTGGTGCCCTGATGGGTGGAGCGCGTCTATTGTCGGGACCAATTGGGACCGCTATAACCGCAGGACAGGTTGCATATGATGCGGCCAATACTCTCTACGATCCCGCCAGAAGCGCAGCAGGATTGGGCTACGGGTTTAGTTACAACCCATTCAGCGCTGGCGCTCAGGTTTCGATGAACAGAAGTCTTCAAACGAGAATGGATGCCCTCTTCTCGATGGGACTGAGCGGTCAGCAAACAGCAGCCGCTCGCGCAGCGCTTGAAGGTATGGGTGTCGGTGGCCCCGGATCCGAGAACATGTATGGCGAATACTACAAGTCAATGACCGACGTGATCGAGCAGACACAATTAGATACGTCCGCTCTTGCTCCCTTCTATGAGCAGTTCTTACGTCAGGGCGGCACAGAAGATGAACTTGGGAAACTCACAAAGATGCTGAGAGACGATCTTCCCAAGGCGGCAGCAGCATCTCGTATGAGCCTTCAGCAGATGGCGCAGGCAGTTCAGCAAACGACAGAAGCAGTAAGCCAGTCACCCTACAACATGAGGACGAAGACGGAGATCAGTCAGGCTTTGATCTCCGCACAGGCCGCAGGTGCGCCTCCCGGAATGATGGGAATCGCTGGTGGTCAAAACGCATTAATCACTGCACAGACGGCGAGTAGGCTTGGAGTCAGTTACTTCTCTGCCAGTCAGCAAGCATCACAACTTCAGATCACTGCTGCAGAAACACTCAAGCAGACTGTCGGTGATATGACTGGAGACGAGTTTGCTGAGTATCGCCTTACCGATCAGGGCGCACTGCAAGTTATGGTCGCTTCGTCAATGACTGGCCTGTCCCCAGATGATATGCAGAAACTCTACGATCAAGGGCTAAATGATTTCCAAGGCGCGTCAGCCCTCACGGGAGCGTTTTCTGATACGCAACTGGGCAAAGCAAGAACCAAAAAGGTTCCTGTGTTTGCCGGTAGATATGGTGGTCGAGGCGGCAACATACCAACAAGAGATGTTGTTACTTCGCAAATGATTCGCGGCAAGAACGTAGACCTTTACAGGTCTACTGGTAGCGACATTCAATCCTTGTACGAGGAACCAATTAGTACCATTGAGAGCGCACTAAAGGCTCAAGATCCCAATGCATACGAAGACTTTCAGAAGCAACTTGACGAACTGGGCGGCAAGCAAGGCATTGAGACATGGAACCTCCTCAAGAAGTACTCTCAAGATATTGGGGCAAACACATCAAAGGACAGTAAAGACGGAACAATAGATCTGTCCGATGAAGCCAAGAAGTACTTCAAGTTGTCGTTCGGCTCAGACTATGTCGATAGCAATCCACCGACAGATAGATACAACTACGGTGGCACTAAGGTCGGGTAATGGAACGTAAGTATTTTCATGAGAACCAGCCACTTAATCGTGCTGCGCTAACCAATCCGGGAGAGATTGTTCGCGATAAATCGGGAAACGTTATTGGCTATAACGAATACAACATCGGCCTTTCGTTTACTCCTGCGGGTGATGACAACGACTTCAAGCAATGGATGAAGTCTTTTAACCCGTCATCTGCTTACGATGGTCTATTAATCCCAACCGGTGCAGACGAGATCACTTGGGGCTACGGGATGAACATGAAGAGGGTCCCGACCTACGGTGGAGAGGTTGTTCAGATTCTATCCACATTCGCCGACAAGATGACAATTAAAGGAACATGCCGCAACTATCATGAGATGATGAGCATTGCGAATTACTTCCGTGGATACATTCAGTACACAACCGGTTGGGTCAACAAGGAGAGGCACCAAAAGTTCCTTAAGTTCGTGTACCCGGCTAGAAGTTGGTCATTCATAATAATGGTCACAGACGTTCAGGACATTCGCTTCTCACGAGATATCGTCGCCCCACAGTGGTCTATCACTGCGGAGATCGTTTCAGAGAATGATCGTTATGCCTTGGGCGAACAGAGGACAGATCAATGGGCAAGCGTTCTCAATCAGCCAATCAATTCAAAAACCTATATCAAAGTCAAGAAAGCCGTTCGCGGTCCAAGAAACTTCAGTAAATCCAGCAATCCATTTGGGAATCTCACAGAGTTCGCTGACGGCAGAAGAGGAAAGATCGCTGAGAACTTTGATTCGATGATCGCTTCTTGGGCCACAGGCGGGATAGAGCAACTACAGAACAATCCCATCGCCGATCCGGTTCAAGACGCTCAGTCGATATATGAGGAGACATTCGGAAGTTCGACACCGTTCTCCGGGACAACAGGAACTGGAGCCGGTGGTGCGCTTGAGACTCCCGGAGGAACCAGCAGTTTGAGCGGGACTCTTGAGCCAGAACTTGTTGCTGCGCTTGCGGCAAACGGTTTCAAACAAATCGGCGAGAACTCATTGGCCAAGAATAGAAACGTTCTTGTCGAGGCTGTTAAGGTTGCTTACGGCGAATCCGGATGGAACACTCAGTCAATCAATTACAACGGCGACGGCGGTCAAGAGGACTACGCATCCTACATCGCCGGAGATGCAAACAAGATGCCGACCGAATCATCGGGAGGATCTTCTGCGAGTTACGATCTAGGCTTATGGCAGATCAATAACTATTGGCACCCGAATGAGATTCGTGTCGCCTGCGGCGAAAACGTATCCAGAACCTCGCCAACCGCAAAGTCGGAACCTTGGAAAGAAAGTGTTCAAGCAAACATTGATAACAAAAATCATCAGAAAATGCTTGACGATCCTCTTGCCAACGCAAAAGCCATGGCAATCATATACCTTAATTGGAATGAGAGTTGGGATTCTTGGGTGGCACATGGAAAGTCTCAGTACTCAAGCATCGATGCAAAAGCAAAAGCCGCAGTCGACAAGTATCTAAAGAATCCTCAACAGTATGATCAGCAAGCGATTAGTGGCAACTTGGGGACCGGTGGAGGAGCGCCTGCAGTTGGGCAGGACGTTGCCTACCCGCTTCCAAATCCGAGGTCTGGGGAATGGTCTGGTGGTGTTGCCGATCACATGAGCAGACAACTTAAAAATTGGGAATCAGACAACGCCTGTGATCTCTTTAGGGACGCCGGGACCCCTGTCTACGCTGTTGCGGATGGAGAAATTACTACCGACGGATTCGGATACACGGAACCAAACGGAACAGTATATGGTGCTCGTCTGCATCTGAGAACGAAGTATGGCTACTTCTTCTATCAGCACATGAAGAGAGGATACGCTGGTCCTGAAATCAAGCAGGGCGCAAAAATCAAGAAGGGACAACTTCTTGGCTATATCGAAAACGGCAGTCTTATCGGTTGCGCCAGTCATCTTCACTTTGGAATGAAGGGCGGTGTCTATGGCGAAGGAGAGTCTGGAAATCCCGAAACATTCCTCGCCGAGGTCTATAAGCAGGTGAAGAAGTAATGGCTGATGAGATCAAATATGGTGGACTCGATCCTGTTATTCCTAATCAAAAGGTAACCGACAAAACAAACACCGGGAACAGGTGGAGCAGCACTGGCAAGGGGCACTTCCCAGATGTTCGTCTAAGACCGAAATCTCCATCCGACGCTTATCTAATCCTCCATACCGCTGGTGTGCAGCCGTCAATGAACGACGACAATAGAAAGAACATTCTTCGATTGTGGGTTCATGAATTTAACATTGCTTGGTCAATGGATTACAGGTCCTCTCAAACCGCATTTGGCAAATCGTTTTACCCGAGACACGCTCGCTATCCCAACATCACAATCAAGGCGCAGACCGCAAGTCAGGCTCACTACGATGAGATTGTCGAGAAACTTTTGTACTTTCAATCAAATGCGATTGTCCCCGGCACAACAAAAAGCCCAACAGAGGTGGACATAGTTCGTTTTTATATGCCACCAGCAAAGTTTGTAAACGGTAGAGGAGAAAGAGACAACCCTCCACCGAAGGCCGATCCCAGCGGACAATACACATACTTCAAGTATAATTCGGTTTCATTTGACGGATACCCTATGGCAATAAGAGCGGGCCACACTAAAGGAATCTACAACCCAGAGATAGAAATAAGTTTTGCCGTGATAAGTTACTTCCCGGACAAAGATCTTATGGAAGCGCCTGTCACGCCAGTCAAGGATTATAGTCAGGAGTTCAAGAACTCAATTGGCAAAGGCTACAACCTTGATGGCGCAAAGGTGAGCAGGGGTAATCCAACGACAGACTCTGGGTACGGCGAAGCGTTTGACGCGATACCGGGTGGCCCGGGAGGAAACCAAGGCTAATGTCCGGTCCGCTAAGAAGAGTCGTCTACGCTCCTAAAGCGTATGTATTTATCTATTCTCGCAAGACCGGAGAGACAGTCGATGTCAGCAACGACGTATCTGCCGGCAGCGTTCAGCGACTCATCAATCAGCCGTCGAAAGCCAACATAACATTGAGAAATGATGACTGGAAGTACACGGGTAAATTCAACCCGATGTTCTATCCAATGGACGGGATTACGATTTGGTTGCAGAGATATGCTGGAAGACCAGTTCAGGTATTCACCGGTTTCATAGATTCAATCCCGTACTTTCAGGCGTATCCCGGCGAGATTGAGATCACTGCGACGTGCACCCTTAAGCAATTCCTCTACTCTCACTTCGATCCGGGTGTTGGCTTCCTCAATTGGTTGGCGGAGAAAGGCTGGGTGCCAAGAGGCAATGGTAATCTTGACGCTTTCTATAATCCGGAAGCATTAGGAACAGGCAATCAAGACTCTGGAAACGTTCCAAGAGACGCGGGCATGGGTCAATTGCTGCACGACTTCCTGATTGAGATCGGTAACGTTGACGCTGCCGGTATAGCCATAGGTGATCTGCCGCAAGATCTTCCAAGCACAATGCTTACTGCTTTCAACAAGAAGTTCAAAGCGTCAAAGTCCGCTCAGGAAGGAATGCTCGCCGCAATAAAAAACTTTGTTAGCGTCGATGTGACGCACACAGCGGATGGCGCATCAGACGTTGGCAGTTCTACAATCACAGGCATAAGTGGAAAAGCCGACGTTGCGGAAATGAATCATCTTATTAAGTCAATTGGTCTGTCTAACACCACAAGAAAGCCCACAGAACTGCAGATGATTCTTGCCGCTCTCGTTATGAGTGGACTTGAAAAAGACTTCAAGAACACGGATAGTCACTCACCCTCACGCGGTTATGGATACTTTGCAGATCCCAATCTAAACATTAAGCCCGGACCAAGGGACAGGGAAAGCAAAGCAAAAACCCCAGAGTATCAGGGCAAAAACTTTTGCACCATATGGTCTTATGTTCTTTCAAACAACCCAACATATTCAGTAGTAATGGGTGGCGGTCTGTCTGACGAGCAAATTGCCGAAGTGGCGGTTGTTTTGTCTTATGGCTATGACAAGCCTAAATTTTATTCTCAAATTCTTCAAGCGTGCAGAGATCCTAAAAACCTAGACGTTGCGCAAAAGGTTCTCAACAATATGAAAGAGAACAAGTCTTTTGAAGATTTGCGGTCCCTTGACGTTATAACGGCGTCCGAGGTTCAGGAAGAATTAGGCACAACAAGAGTTACTTGGGATTCGATGTTTCCCAAGAATGCAAAGCCCTCCGGTTCAGAAGTCGTCAAACTCTCGGGCAATGGAAAAACATTTGGTGACAATGGAAAAGAGGCAGGTGATGTCACGGTTCTCGGACTTGATAAAACCTACGCAACAAAGTTCACTCCATACAGTCCCGGTACAGACACCGTAACAGAACTTCCAAAAATTAAAAAGATTCCGCTCAAATATTCTGAGATAAAATATTACGTTTATGCGAGCAGTCTTCCGCAACCAAACGGATCGGTAATCAAACCAAGATTCAAAGAGGCGTCCAAATTAAAGGTTGGGGACATTGTTCTCATCACCGACCCGTCTACAGAGAAGTCTTGCAAGTGCGTTTATCTTGGGACCCGTCTTTCAGGTGACTCAAAAGCAATGTTTACTTTGTCTGATCATACGGTTCTTGATTTGGGGTTCTCTAAATTCAAAAACGATGAAGCAATTTACGATCTCAATTTCAAAATCACAGGAGATCAAATTCCTAGCGCAAGTGATAACGGAAAAAGCGCTTCCGATTCACGCGATGCGTATGTCGATGAACTGAGTACCGTTCTTGGTCATCAGGCAGATACGGTTGAGAACAGTTATCAGGATATGAAGATTAATCAATCTGATATTGATCTTTATCATAAGCATTATGATAAAGTCTCAGAGGGCGGTTTTTTTCAAAACAAGTACAAGGGGACAAGTCAAAGACTCGCTGAATGGTTTTACATTGCGTCAAGATATGATCTTCACTTTCTTGATAGGGATGTGCCAAACACAGAGACAAAAGAAAACGATAGAATATATTTAAAAGATAACGGAGCGACGGCAGACAGAATCTTATCGTTCTTGAAAAACACAGGGATAATCTCAGCAAGCAGCACAGAAGATAAGATTTCCCCAAACGCTATTGCGAACTCAATAGCACGAAGAATTGTGTTTACATTCAACGGCATTCTCCAATGGCAAATAGTCTTCAATGAGAACGTCCCCGTGATCACATCTAAGACTCTCAACACCAACGATTTCTTTGTTTCGGAATTAAAGAATCAATCGTACTCTATGGTCATAGAAGCCAATGAGACATTCCCTAAGCCCGTTCACAATGGGGAGATTGTGAGGTCGCCAGATACACAAAAGCAGGACAACCCAGACGATAACGCTCAGTCAGGATTTCAGCCGACATGGTCCGACCTTGCAAAGGTCAGCACAGCAGCAGCGTTCACCACCATTACTGCCTTCCCCTTCGATTTGATTGGATCTTCTTTCTTAATCGGAGAGAAATCACTGATGAACGATGTCCCTGTCATGCAGGGCATCGATCAACTGTGCAAAGGATCGATGCGTCACTACATGAGCCTGCCGAACGGAATGTTCTGTGCTTTCTATCCTGACCATTTTGGAACGTTCGGAAGAGAACCATATCTTGAGATAAGCGACATCGATGTGATCGACTTCAACATCGTTCTGAATGACGAGCCCATTGTCACGCATATGTATGTCAACGGCAACACAATCAATCCTCTCAAGAACTCTGTTGATCAACTTGATCAAGTTAATTCTGTAGGCGTAATAACAATTGACGATGTGTTTTCAAACAACGGGCTAAACATTATTGGTGAACCAGATGCCGCGACAGGCTTGAGTGGAGACAACGAGCCCGATAACTTTGACCCAGAGAATGCCGCAGCCCCGGACTATCCGCAATACTATGACAGCATGAGCAAGGATGCTCTTGACTTCATCGGAACATACGGCGCACGTCCAAAGATAATGAACGAGCCCCTTATCAGAAGCCCATGGTTTGAGTTTGCTACCGCTTACAATCTGTTCTTGTACAACTGGTCAATGCATACCGCAACAACAGTACAGTTGGCGTTCATGCCAGAGATAATTGCCGGGGGCATTGTGCACTTCTCAGATCAGAAAATCAATATGTATGTCGAGGGCGTTACTCATTCTTGGAACTATTCTTCTGGTTTTGAAACTTCGGCTTACCTCTCAGCACCAAGTACCACTGCTACCGAGGGACAGAGACCTCCGGGGCTTGTGATATACAAGGGCGCATTCGTTGACGAGGACAAGTCCAATGGCTGAAAGATATAGAAATACAATTCAAGTTGTTCGCATTGACAATGTCGACATCTCTAAAAACGAAGTTCATTGTGTAGGCAAAGACGGCGGCAGGTTTACGCTAAAAATCCCCATCGCTAACGGCTTTTACAGAATCCCACAGTCCGGAGAGAATTGGATCGTACGAAGAGAAGATCTGACTAACTGGTACTTCGAGGGAGTCATGACCAATGACAATCCCTACGGTGCGGCTCTGCCGCAAGAGGGCGACATTGTTGTTGAGGCAAAGAACAACATTAACCTAAATGCTAACTCGGTGTTTATAAACAACATTCCATTTGGTCCTATGGAATTTGAAGAGTTCGATGTCGACGGGGGAGAATACGAAATTGTTCTGGAAAACACCCCGATACCAAACATGATTCAAGTCTTTGCTAACGGCCTATTGATCGCTCCTTCCGGCATCATAATAAGAGAGCAAACCATTTTGTTCAGCGATCCATTGTCCACCGGGAAAATAGTAGTTTATTACACAAGGTTGCCAGAGAGATGAGTTGGAGTTTTGAAATTTTTAACGGTGACCTGACGCTCACCTCTCGCCAGACTGGCATGGGCATTGTCACAGGCAATAGGAAGACCCTTCAGGACCTCAGGGTTGCGCTTGCTGAATCTATGGGCAACGACCCTATGCACCCCGATTTCGGATCGCTATTGGACGGTGGCAAACTATCAACGGGCAGAGTTATCCCATCGATGATTGGCGGTAACTATCTGTCTGCCTTTCAGATTGAAGAAGAAATAAGAAGAGTGATTCAGAACTTCATCGAGAGACAAAGCGCAAGAATAAAAAGAGACATCTCTGCATTCGGCAGAACATCTATTCCGGACTCAGAGATCATTGATAAAATAGGCTACATCAATAGCCGATCCTTTGGACATAAACTTGTTGTTCAGGTTGGTCTTATCATGAAAGACACAGCCACAATTACAATAACTCAACCTGTCGGGTAGAAATGGCAACAGTAAACGAAATAACCCAAAACATCATAGATCAGGCTCGACTGATTGATCCGAACATTTCTCTTGAGGTTGGGACGCCCGAAAGAAAGATTGTCGAGGCTGTGGCGGAATCCATTGCCGCTGCTACTGTCGACATCGAAGTACTCTCCGGACAACTGTATCTTGACGAACTGTCGGGAGCGAGAATCGATAGTTTCGTTTCTCTGTTCGGTTTTGCGCGTCAGTTGGGCACACGAGCCACAGGCATCGTGACTCTGTCTAGAGGCAGCGCAGGCACCTACGACACAACTATTCCAAAGGGCACACAGTTCGCAACAAAGGCCACCGGGGACGTTCCGGGTCTCATCTTTGTTGCTACAGAGACGGTCGTTCTCAAAGCCAACGAGACAAGAGCGCTGGTCAGAGTTGAATGCGCGACAGCAGGATCTGTCGGCAACATCCCAGCCGGTGCTATTGATGCACTTCCTAACTCGATAAACATCCCCGGTGTCTCTCGTGTGACAAACGAGACCGCTATGTCGGGTGGTCTTGATTCGGAATCAGACGAAGGGTTCAAAACCAGATTCCAGAACACAGTGTTCCGCAACATGGCGGGCACAACCGATCAATACTTGGCCCTTGCTCTTTCGCATCCGTCAGTAACTAAAGCAAATGTGATCGGCCCGCAGTCCAAGTATGTTGAGTACATACAGGTACCGAACAATGTAGACCTTGTAACAAATCTTTACTACAACGGAAACACTTATACAACTTCGTTATCGTCTGCGCCGTATTCAAAGTACACCTACTCAAACAATTACTATCTCGCAAAGGGCTCTGGCAAGAATGCTAGATTCCTACGAGCCGGTAAAGACTTTGTGTTTAACGCTCCCGGCAGCCTAGTCAATGGTGCTGCTGGGTCCAGCACAGACGATGCCTATCTGCCGAACGTCACTCTGCTCGGTGACGCAACCGTTGTCGATGGAGAGACAATTGACTTCCCGGGAAATGTATTCTTCTTTGAGCACACATACATGTCACGCGCATCTCGCAATGATTGGGAGCGGGGAATCTACAACTGCGTTGATGTCTATGTCAATGGCGAAGCACCGCAGCAGGCAAGCAGCGAAGAGAGTTTCCCATCCTCTTCAATGCTATTTGTTGACGACCCCACAAACGTTTCTTATCGCGGAAACTATATTCGTGTCGCAACAAACGAAACCCCTGCGCTTGGAAGCAGACTTCATGTCTTGTATCACCAGCCAATGCTTGATCTTACTGGAGACTCAATCACCATCGGCGAAGAGGTTTACCTAGAGGCTAGGTATGTGCATCCGGACGATACGACAAAGGCTTGGACAACATACGTCTACCATAATACGACCACACCACTTCTGCCCTCCGATCCTTTGGTTGGGTATTACAAGGATGCAGACTTCACGATTCAGGCAGAGGAGGGACACTACTTCATTGTCGAGGATGTGTCCGAACTTGGTGACACGGTTAGAGCAAGAAACGGAATCGAATGGCTCAGTACAGTAACCATTCCTCAGGGGTCATCGTTCAATGTGGATTACACGTTCAACCTAGCCATACCTCAATTGCAGGCCGTGCTTGAGCGATCAAAGCAAATCACCACAGATGTGCTGGTTCACGGATCGAACTACAGATACCTGAGACTCTACATCACGATTATGTATGTTCCGGGCTTCACCGAAGAAAATGTCAATAAGCAGATCTACTCGTCGGTAAACGCCTTCCTGAACACGCAGTACTACGGAACCACAATTCAAATGAGCGATCTTCTTCAAGTCATCCACAACACAAGCGGTGTAGATAATGTCCGCTGGACATATGAAAGCCCTCTAGATGACGATGTATATCCTCAACACAAAGTTGAGTCTGTCACACGCTACGGTGATTCATTCTCCGACAGAGTCTTTTATGACACGGACTTCATTCTGAATGACAACGAACTTCCATCGCTGCCCGATATTCAGGGCGGACAAGCAATCGAAAACGCACTAGTAATTACAAAGAAAGCACAGAACACTTGGGAAACTAACTGATGGCCACACTGAATCAGTATAACCTCAATAACACAAATGGCCGTCTATTCTTCTCAATTGTAGAAAACCCCGTAGTCGAGCCGCTTGATGGACCTCTGTTCATTGAGCACTTGATGCAGCGTTTTCCAGAAGAGGTCTACACTCGCAGTAGAGACTCTCATCTTTTCAAACTGCTCACGGCTCTTGCCGGTGATTCTGGTGCGGGAATCCTCAAGAAGAAGTCGCTACTGGCGAGGCTCCAATTTGAGAGCGCTGCTCTCGGGTTTCAAAACCTAGACAATCTTTATTCTCCGCTTATCGGATTCGACAGGCTTTCAGACGAGAAGTATCTGATCAACCCCAAGACAAGTACTCTGACTCAAGAAGAGTGGGACGCCATCAACTCAGCCGATACGTCCTATCGACGCAGGGCAACTCAGTATCTGCAGGCTGCGCGACAGGGTGGAACGCTTCAGGGAATCAAGGATGCCGCAAGCGCAGCACTTGGTCAAGACGTTCAGGTAACCGAAAACTACAAGTACTTCTTTGATCAGTACTCGGATAGGCCGGTTGGTTTCAAGAAGTATGGAATCACGGACTCAATGAATGAGTTTATCATTCGTCCGAACGTTAGTGCGACGACAGTTACTCAAACTCCATTTGCTCTACTGTCAATCTTAAACACAAGCGCCGACTCTTTTTACTTCAAATACAATGGTGATCAAACTTCGGAGATATCACCGGGGTTCATCTCCGAAGAGATCATTCGCTCGGTCATTGAGGGACTTGAAGAAGTTGAACAAGGCGATGTCACGGTCAAGCAAACAACAACAACTGCTTATCAAATAGAGTTTGCCAATTCTGAACTAGACATTGAAAGACTTTCAATTGGAACTGCCAGCACAGTACTGACAGACGATGACGTTGTCTTGACTCAGTCGTCAACCAATGATGTCTTCTACTCCAGTCGTGTTGGCGACCCCTCGTTCGAGTATTACAATGCGTATGTTGCTGGCGAAAGCACGTCAGGAATCAATGAAAGATCTGATTCGCTTGAATACATTTCTCCGTTTATTCAAAAGAACCTAGACACATTGATCAGTAGACTAAAGCCTGAGTCAAGTCTTTTTTCGATTGCTCCGGCTAAAGAGAAGTACGTTTCGGTCGGAATCAATTCTGCATTCGCGTCTTCTGAAAAGTTTTACGTCAATAGGTTTGTCACAGGCAGCCCGAACATCGCATACTCTGCCTCTGATCTTTTGACGGGAAAGATCTTAGAGTCCGGAATAGAAAACGAGGAAAGAAACTATGCGTTTGCCAATGTCGATTTCCCCGTTCTGTTCATGACCGTGGACACCGTTATAGCGTATACAAACCAAGCGGAATCCAACCCCTATTACAACACTTCTACGTTTTATTCTGGGGCGGAACCGGCATACAAGACATACGAATCTCAGTACATCGGAGTGTTTGGAGAGCCCGTGTCTAAGATCTTCCCGTTCCTCCAGAGTTACAGTAGCGAGATCCTCTACTCTCCCGAAAAGATTCTACCGTCTAGAAACACCGAGGCAAGATTTGTGGGGTCGATTACATCATGAGTTTCCAAGTAAATAATGTTTACGATCCAGAATACTTCGGCGCAGAAAACAATGAGTATTCCAACACCGACAATGTGATCTGGTGGTCATCTAAAAATAGATACAGTCTTGAGAACAACTCACAGACATCTGAGTATATCGAAATAGATCTAACAAAAAGAAGAACGATCAATTATATCTCTTTTGATATAATCCACAAGCCTA